TTTGACTTCTTAACATCGCCTTTCATTGGTTTGTTAAGAGGCACTTTCCTTCCTTGGTATGTTGCTTCATCAACGTCTTCTTTATTGATGCGATCTAATTCTCTTTTTAACTGCAATGCATCAAGTTTTTTCTTTAATTCTGCTTTCTTTTTATCATAGCGGGCAGGATTACCAGATCGAACTGCGCGTTCAGAATCATATTTGGTCTTGGTGCCATGAGGTTCTTTAGTCAGTCGATCAATTGGTTTATGTTTTCTGTTGCGAGCTGCTGGTGTTTGTGCACCAATCTGCGGAGAATACCAAGGGATCTTTGCTTCTATGAAAGATTTAAAAGATTTCATTTGAGTCGGTCTCTTACAGTATTAAAGGACTTGTTCTGTGAAGCAGACTTTTGTGCTTTTTGTTTTTGTCTTGGGTTGAGCGCCTCGCGATGATCATCATAAAAGGCAGATCTTACTGCATTATGTACCAATTTCTTTGCTTTCTTTTCGTCAGTATTACGTGCTTTCATGACCATACTAATTGCTTGGTCCATATTTTGTGCTTTTCCGATTATAGCAAGAATTCTTTTATGCTTAGAAACAGACGCTTTACCTTCTTCAACGCTTTCTTTTTTTCTTTTTTGCATTTTCATTAGAGCATCTAATCTGGCAAGCGTCACACGATCCTGTGGCGTAATTGCATCTTTTTTCTTTTTATTAGCAATCGCGTCTTGACTCTTACCATAAGCATCAGATGATTCTGTTTTACCAGAAGCAGTTTTCTTCATAGCAGAACGAGCAAGGTTTCTGGCAACGTTTTTGTCTTTAACCGTATTGCCGTACTTATCCTTTTTATCGCCAGGTTTAACTTTACGCCATGGAGTTTCTTTTTTCCATTCTGCTTCTCTAATAGATTTGAACGACTTCATTTTTTCATCCCTCTATATGCATCTGCTGCTTGTTTAACTGCAGCAGGACCGCCTTTAGCGATTCTAATTTGCAGTTGACGTTTACCCATTACCGGCAATTTTTCATAAAACCTAATTGCATCTGCTGCGTCTTTCGGATTAACCTTTCCAGATTTACCCATATGAAAAGTAGGAACGTGTTTCGGATTATCAACTACTTTTCTCAGCTGCATAATAGGATGCAGGTCTGCTTTATCATACGTGTCTTTACGAGCAGTTTGTTTCTTTGGCGCGGGTTTTGGTTTAGGCGCAGGAGGATTTGCTTTCCTTGCTTTCCTAGCAGCAGAAGATCGACCATCAGCGTCTCTTGCTGCTTTCCTGGCGTCTATCTCTTTTTGTTTAGCAGGAGAAATTTTAACTGCTTCACCAATGAAAGATTTAAATGATTCAGGAACACAATTAGGGATCATTTTATCTCCTTTCTTTTTCATACCTGCTTGCTTGTATCCAGTCCAACACGCTTCCAATTTAGAAGGATGGTAGTCTTTCATCCTATTACCGTGAGCGACTTTAACATAATCCCTTCCAACTGAAACAACTGTGCCTGTTTTTCCATCTTTGGTTTTAACTTTAGACCTTTCTGGATACTTGCCAGAAAGTGTTGCAATATCTTTCTGCAAAGATTCTTTATGTAACATGGAACTACCGCCGATAGCATTAGCGTGATGAATCTTTGCCATCTTGGAATGATAGTCGCCTTTGCTTTTAACTCTGTATTGATGCCAGTCTCTTGCCTTAGCGTGATCCAACTTAGACATATCCCTCATGTCTTTCCCTTTTCCTGGACCTGCTTTATCTGCCATCGTTGCTTCTTTCTTAGTAGGCAACCCCTTGTGCTTGGTAGCAGCAAAGTCTTTAACGTCTTTTTTACTCATTGATGCTGCTGCCTTTTTAGCGTCTGGTGAAGCGTTCTTAATTTCACCCTTTTGCAAACCACGAACAATCCCAAAAAACTTTTGTTGTGCTTTAGAAACTGCTTTCTCGTTTGTTTTAACAATTTCTTTATCTACAGATACCATGCGTACGCGTTTTCTACCCTTTTCGTCAGTATAGACTTCGGGTTTCTTATCTGCTGATTTTACGTTTTCTTTTTTCATAATCGTTATTTATATTATGCCAGATCTTTATCGTGGTTTAATCCGCCCTTTTTCTTTTTAACAATAAACGCATTAACACGAGCCATGCCCCATTGCTGAGAAGTTGTTGCTGGACGATGTCCAGTCTTCCACGCTGCGACGCCTCGATTATATACTTTGCGTAAAGTTGAAGCAGAGAAACCAGATTTCTTTGCTTTATCTGCTATTGCATCCTCAACTAGGATGAACTCTTTGAACTTCATGACTTACCCTTGTGTTTGATGTATCCGCGTTTCGTTGCTTTTTTCTTATCTGTATGCACTGCTGCTTTATTAAACTTGTGTGCATTTTTAGCAACAGGATTATGCGTCATCATATCTCTCGGGTTAAACTTAACACCGTTCATTTTATCCTGTCCTTCAGGAACTGTGGTTCTATTAATGTTCCTTGCTTTTTGTATACGAGCACGATCCATCATTCGATCGTGCTTAATCTTATCTGCTTTCTTTTCTTTATCAATTTTATCTTTGGCGCGTAGCACAGCATCTTCGCCGTACATCGCCTTGAATGATTTGGTATACTTCGAAGGTTTGGTTTTAGTTGTTTTATCCCCAGCAGCTGGTTTGTATGCATTGGGGTCGCTATCTGACATCTTAGATTGGCGTTTGAATTGGCGATCACGACTAATCTTTTGTGCCTTAGATAGTCCGCTATGATAACGAGCAGGTTGTGTGCCTTTTCTGTCTTTAATATCCGGATCTTGCTTGACACCTTCGTTGGGCGTAACCTTCTTCGCTTTCTTAGTTGCTTCTGGAGTACCCCACTCTGGTTGATCCTTATACCAACGGTCGGTTTTTTCTTTAACGATACCGTCGATCCATTGACGAGAAATGTTACCTTCATCTAAACTAATGATAACATAATTGGTTCCGAGTCTATGGATTCTTCCCTTTTCGTTAGATGATTTAATAACAACACGATCGCCTGGTTCGAATAAAGAACCTTCGATATACTTTTCACGAATATCTGAAACTGGTTCAAGTTCAACGTGGTTCTTAAATTGAGTTTCTTCTTTTAAACCCATACCAATGCGAACATCATTGAACAGTTTCTTAGCGTCTTTGTTAGAAAGATTTTTGGGTAACCCTTGAGCGAATGACACGAAATCATTCTCTCTCGCTGCCTCTCGTTGCTTAGACGCTGACATTCCTTCAACTCCCTCAGAGTCTGGATCTCTTTGACCAGCGGAGACAACACGGATCCTCTCGAAGTTGTAGAATCCGTGTTTCCCCTTGACCCCGTTGTATTTGTTTAACAGTGTCTCGAATTCGACAACACGGTCTTGCCCAACAACCATTACAATCTTTTTATATCCTTGATCATAAAGATTAGTTGCGGCATCAAATACGCTTTTAACCTTGCGGTTGAGTAGAACGTTGCGTGCGTGCTTTGGAAACATCTTACGTACATGCTTAATTTTGTCAGCGTAAGAGAGTGGGTTTTTCTTTGCGTCTTGAGATTGTGAAACGAATACTTTGTAGGGATTTCTACCTGCTTTTGTTGATAATTGGGTGATGAGTTTCCCATGACCTACTGTCGGAGGATTCATTCTTCCGAACGTGAAATAGATCTCTCTTTCTTCTTCAACGAGATATTGTTTAAACGATGGTATGTTTATCATTTTTCAGCAGCAGGAGCAGCTCCTCTCTTTCTAAGCATTTCCTTTTTACGCATTTGTGGAATCGCTTTGCGAACCAACATATCAATTCTGGACTTAGGAAGTTTATCGATTCTTTTCTCGATCTCCCCTCTCCTTTGTGGTGCCATATCACCTTTCTTGACACCTTTACTAAATTTCAAAAATAATTTATTGCGAACATCTTTCTTTGCTCGCTTACGTAAAACTTCTTTGCCCGCAGTTCTTCTCTTTGCTTTCTCACGACCGATCTTAAGACGGGATTTATATTTCTTCATCTGACGAGAACGAGCAAGACGCTGCGTTATAGAGAGTGCTTCGTGTTCCTGATCTGCTTTTTTTCTTTTCTTAGCATTATAGGCGAGTTGATCGTCACCCGATTGAGTGTAATCAACGTTAATGAAGTCTTTGAATCCTAATGGCTTTGCCATTGTTATTTCCTCGTAGGTTTATCCCATCCCTTCAAAATATCGGGCGAAAAGTTGTTGTATGAAAATTCCATTCTATCAACAATCTTTACCGCATCACCACCTAATCTGTCTATGGCAACAAATCCTTCTTGACCTGTTACCTTAAAACCTTTTCTTGTTTTTACAAAAGTATCAACATTTACAAGTCTGTTCAATTTATTTATAAGTTTCAACTTCGCCAAAACAATTAATTTTTGTAATTCAAACATCTTGGTTAAGTTTTCTTTGTTCTCATCAGAAAAGAAAGAAAGAATCGCCGCTAGTTTTGCTCGCTGGGTTGCTTTGCCTTTTTCGCTCGAGCGCGAGTTGATTTCTTTTTGGTACTTGTTTTTGATGTACCTGATGAGTTTGTTGACGTGCGCTTTCGAATTCCCGATGACTTCGCCTTTTCTGACGTAGGTGTTATTGAAGGTTTCGATGGTTCCTGCGAGGGTCGGATCTCGCTCGAGGGTTCTGAGAGTGCTGCCTGCGATCCCGTTAAAAAGGTAACCAATTTTCGTAAGTATTGCATTAACCTCTTCTGTTTCTTTTTTACTCATAGTCGCGCTTTGAAGGTCGCGCAACATTGCGTCCTGAGACCATACCGAAGAGGAGTTCTTCAATCCCTTCACATTGACACCGTAAGATGCCTTCATAGTCTCGAATGTTCTACCAGTATATGTAGTATGCCACACAATACCGATTTTTGCTTTACGAATTGCGTCTGCTTGTTCAAAAGGAATAGCATAGACAATCGTGTTAGGATGAAAGGTTACATACTTCTTTCCATCGATGTTTTTAGTTTTAACATCGCCACGACCAAAAAGAAAGTCACCTTGTATGACGCCTTTAATCCCAAGTTCGGGCAAATATTTAAGAGCGTCTTTCAGTTTCTTATTTAAATCACCTGAAGTATCCGCGTCAATATCTGTATTTGTTTTATATACCTTTGGGTTCTTATTAAAGATACCCTTTTTAGCAACAAAGAATTGTCCATCACGAGGATCTTCTCCAGCGAAAATAGCAGGAGCGCCATCCCATTTGACCGAAACATTTCCTTCTTTTTTACCACCAAGCATATCTCGCAAGTCACGGAGCGCAAAAATTGCTTGGCGTGTGCCACTCACTCCACCATAGAGGACTTTATCCTCAATATGGGTCATGTGAGTATTTTTTTGCTCTGTTATGTAACTTGCGAAATTATCCATTGTTTATCTATTCCGGCATTAAAATAATATCAAACGCCGCAGTAACGCGAGCGTTATTAGATCGAACCCTTGTTCTCACATCAATATCTGATTTTTCTGGGATAGCAAGAGGAACACTAAACTCATAATGGTATGGCATACCAGTTCCAGCGACTTCTCCCGAATGCCCGATTCTAAATGAAGATTGACCATGATATCTAACGAACATATCAATTGTTGCGTCGCCACCATACTGAATTGAAGCAACACCTTGAGTTAGATAAGCAGTATGCCCAACAGGAACAGTGTAAACTGCCATCAGCGTTTGTGCCTTGCCTGCAGTTATACGAGCAACTGTGGTTCCACCTCTTTGAATATCGATATTTCCTGCGTTAGTTGTATCATCATAGTAATATGCTCTATAAACACGACCAAATGTTTTAGTACCAGTTACCGTTCCCGAACTGGATAACGTAAACTCTTCTTCAATCAAAGCATAGTTAGCATCTAATCCAAAAACAACAACTTTATCGCCATTGTCCCCAGCATTTACTGCGGGAATAGTTAAAACTCCTGGCGTATTAAAAGCAGTCCAAGGATAAGAAGTATCGTTTATATCCCAAATCGTTCCTGTTGTATTAACAGACATGGCAGGAACAGCGCCAAACTTATGGACGAACGAAGCTCTAGTCAATCCACGAGCGATTGTAAGTCTTGTATCTTCTTCTATGTAATGTGATACTGCCATGTTAGTTCCTTTATAGTAATTTTTTTCCGGTTGCTGCTTTACTTTTATAATCGCACATAATATGTGATGGATATAAACCTGACTGCTTGTTTCTTATATTAACCTTAAAATCAAAATAATCGTTTGCAAATTCAATATCGACTCTCTTGCCATTACCTCCAGATCCACCATAATTAACTAAGATCTTACCATTAATAGTTGACATCGCTCGATTTTTACTTGGGTCCATGTACCAACAGTACACTTTTTCGCCTTCCATCCCATGAATCATCCAATAACCAGAACCAATTGCTGTTGATAAAAACAATTGTAAAATATTTTTGTCGACTTTTCTAGAAACGTCAACACCAACTGGAAATTTTTTCCCTTTCCCATATAAATTAAATACATCACAAAACGTAGTTTCTTCAATACCGAACGCTTTAAATATTGCTTGCCCGATTGGTGCTTTAATCTTACCCTTTTTCATTTCATCTTGCGGAAATATTCTACCGACGCCAGAGTTAACAAAGGTAAGCGTTGAACTAAATTTTAGAGAAAGGTAACTTTCTGCACCGTTTTTGTGTTGAAGTGTTATATCGGTAAGTTGAGGACCGTGTTGTTTATGATCTCTTGGAGAGATAAAAACATTTTTTCCTGAATTAACTATTGGTCTTGGTTTATTAGCGCCGCCTTCATGCACAAAATTAATTACTGGAGATTTTTCTTGTTGAGAACAAAGATGAATTATTTTTTCAGTTTGTTTTGAATATCTTCCTTTACAAACCTTTCCTTCGATACATTCATCTAATCGCTCTGCTAAATCGCTTTCAAACAAAAGACCTTTATTAACCCGAGTTCCGCCAGCAGGTATACCACCAAATTCTTCGCTCTTTTCCAGTTTGGTTATTGGAATCTCTTCTATCTTTTTTTGACCGACATACGATCCGCCAATCATTAATTTCTTATCTATTGCAGACTTGAATGCTTTTAATCCAAGTATTTTTCCAGCAACATATTCTGCGTCTTTGCAAGTAGTTACCTTTTCATTTCCGATTACCAGATACTTAGCATGAAACAATCCACCATCAGTCTTGAAGTTGTTAGACTTTTGATTCTTACCAAAAGTTTTCTCAACCAAAAGAATAGATCGATATTCTTTACCGTCTCTTGTTATTTCTGATAGATTAAGGTTTGCCATGATCGAGAGTTCTTTGCTTTATACTATTTATAATCTCTCGCTTTTCTTCTGGCGTGATTTCAAACCATTTCCCTATTTCATCTAAAGTTCTCTTGCATCCAATGCAAAAATCCCCCTGCATCGTACAAACATTGACGCAAGGGGATTCTACAAAATCGAATTTTATTACCATTTAATTAATAAAAACAGAAACCTTCCATAGCAAAAATGATATCATGATTTCTTCTTTGGAAATGGTAATTCCTGGTGTTAGATGAAACTCGCCAAAATCTTTCCAAGATCTTTCATAAGCAAAAGTTATTCTCTTCAAACGATGTACGTGCATTTAACTCTCCACCACCTCATAGCATTTTATTTTCTCTTTTGTCATTTTGTTGCCAATCTTATTGCCAACGATGACCCCTACGGCAGTACCAACATCATGGTCAAAAACTTCTTTACCAATAACACCGCCAATCACTGCTCCAACAGCACCTTCTGTTGAACCAAAGACCTTTCCGGTAGTTCTTTCAATCATACCATTTTCTTTTTCGCGAACACAAAGACAAAGTGGACATTCGCTTGGAACCGCATTTTCTAATTGACGAAGTTGCCCAACAACATCACGATGACCATATGCGTCAACAGCAAACAAAATAATGACGAGACCGATTAATAGTTTCTTGATCATAAGTTAATCCCCCTGATGCTATTTATTAAAATCGACCAACAACAGACTCGTATGTTTCATCATTAACCGAAACCTCAGGCGATTTTTTAGTAACATAAAGTCTGGCGACAGGATGACGATATCCTCTTTTCCAAAAAGTTGCAGTGGGAAAACCTTCTAGATTGCGATCAAGATCAACACGATAGTCGTCTTTGTCTCTCTTATGAATTAAAGAGAGTGCTCTTTCTTTAATGTCTTCCCAGATATAAAGAAGTCCTCCCTCAGGAAAGTAGTCGATAGCATCGACTACTATTGAGTTCCTTCGGGAAAAAGTGTTCTCAATGAGAACGAGGTTGAGTTTTGGTTGACTAAACGGCGGTAAGTTCATAGCAGTCATAGCAATTTCCGTACTTATCAATGTGTAGTGAAACCAAAAAACTCTCGAGAAAAGGTAGCAAAGTCAACTTCTTCTTCCGACCACTGCCATAAATCTACAGCAACATGAGCGAGTTTCTGAATAATGTCTTTGCGTCCTCTATTTTTTAAGAACCAAAGATCATCAAGGAAATCATCAGCAAAATTCGCGAGTTGTATTTCGGTACAATCTTCGAGAATAACAGTAACGATTTGTTCATGAGTCATTTCGGTCATAAAAAAAGTGGGGGAGTTGCCTCCCCCGTTTTGTTTTATACTGCGGAAGCAGCGAGTGCTTTGTAACCAGCAGCGATTACAGACTTAGAAGGAGTACCAAGACGGTAGAAACCTTTGGTTTGACCCTTAGTGTTTGTTCGCTTGTTAAGATATACAGGATATCCTGCGAAACGAATGTTTTGGATTACTGCACGAGGGTTACCAGCACCGAAACGAGCAGAGATTTGCTTTGCAGTCAATTCTTGACCATCCATGAGTGCGTTCAAAACGCGAGTTACTTGAGACATTACGTCCCTCCTTTTCATAGTAAAGTTACCAGTACAAGTCAACAAGAAAATCCTGTAAATCGAATGCTTCAGCTTCCCAAGGAAGACGGTGGTAATAATCCTCCGTCATCGATGATTTAAGCGTAGCGTTGAGCAGTTTATTACTCAGTTCGTTACGGATCCATTGTTTAGCGTGTACCAATTCATGCGCCAACGTAGTGGCAATTTCCTTTGCCGAGTAGGCAAAGTTCTCGTCGTCAGCGATAAATCGCTTGGACAGAGATATGTGAATCAGTCTGTCGTTATCCATTACGCCATAATCAACACACTGACCTGCATCATTATCCTCTAAATTTTTCAGAAAGTCAACTCCAATAACAATATTTCTCTTTAGGTCTCGCGGAAAGAAGTGATTGATTACATCACAAGCGAAATCTTCCATCCGAGAAAACTGAGGGCAACTACCTGTCATTAGTAATTTAATCATACGAATATTCTACTGTTTGTTAACCAAAAAGTCAAGTTTTAACTCGTTGATTTTACTAATAATTTATCACGCGGTTCTGGATAGATCCATTGTCCCTTAATGAAACCCTGGATCAAACGCTTCGCCTGACGAACTGCAATGACCAGTGACGGGTCATTGTAATCGCCGAACTCCATTATCCGGTCAACTTCGATCAATGCCTGTTGACGTCCTACGACGTCCACAGAACCGAATTGACCCTCTTTGTAGTACTCGACTTGATAGTGCTTGAGCGACTCGTTCTCCATCTCCTCTTCGAGGATATCTTCGATGATTTGATTACAAACGTGCAGAGGCACCTTGCTTACACGTTTGAGACCAGTTTCTTCTAGGATTAACCTACGGTAATGCGTAGGGATTTGTTTATGGTTATGATACATTATGCTGCCTCTGCCATTTCGATGGCGGTGTTGACAGCGATTAGTTTACGCTTCGCGTTATAACCATACCACGCTGAGGTAATTCTCGTGTCGTCGCTACGACCGAGTTCGTGATCAACAAGGTAGGTGACTGCGTTGAGCGCATTCCACCAAGTGCCTTCGGCATATTCTGCACCAGGTTGCGATTGACGTGCATCCATAGCACGCTTCGCTGAAGGGGAAAGGTCTTCATAGTCTTTAACATCCCGACCCTTGGTATTAGAGTGAGGGAAGACTTTGTTGACGAACTGAATTACATCAGCAGACTTCGCTTTCTTGTTCGCGAGGAACTGAGCGAATTCCTTGTATTGATCAAACTTCTGATGAGCAATGCCCAGTTGTTGTTTGACCAAATCAGCGTCGAAGGTTCGACGATGGTTCAAGGAGACTTCATTCTTTGACTTGCTCGACAAAGACATCTGTAGCGTGTTATTGCAAACAACACGAATCGGAGTCATTCGAACATTCAAAGATTGACCGTAACGATGGGGGTTTGTGAACAAGAGGAAGTTGTCGACCTGATCTCCAGGTAGAACATCAAACGACTCCTTGATCTTAGCAAGAACCCAAACGATCTTGCCATCCATCAACGATCCAGCAGTGTGCATTTCCATGTCACCTGCTGCGCAGTACTCATTGAAGAAGTTAAATGCTTCCTCGTTTTGTACTGGTTCCCAATCGTCTCCGACGATATCGAGAACTTTGTTGTCACCACCCCGAAGCAATGCTTTCTTGCTCGGAACACTAATTCCGTCAAGAATGTACATATTTTCTTTGGTGACTGACCAATCGACTCTCGCTTTCTGCATCATCTGCATTGGTGAGAGATCATTTGAGACTCGCTCGCCGAGTCCATGCCAAGGTACTTGACCAGCATACGCCATTGTTTCAACTAGATGCGCCATTCGCATTCTCCATTATGATGTTATCCAAAATTTTTGCAACAAACTGTTTAGAACAGTTGTAGTCGAAGGCAACTTCTTCAATGATATCAGTGTAGAAATAACCTTGCTCCCACATATCTAAAACTGCTAGATTGACAGTGCCGATCTTAGACATAATCACAAACCTCCTTCCAAAGATCAGCAACTTCTTTACCAGTCGCGAAACCACCCTCTTGGGCAGAAGAGTCACAACCAGCGATCGCTTCAATAAAGAGCGAAGATGCCATGATTTTCCAAGCAGGACCAGCGTCAGCGTTAAAGCGTCGAATGAGATCCGCGAGAGCAGGAGCTGAATTGCTCAACCCAACGCAGACGTCATTAGCATAAAGACGAATAGCGCCATTACCGATACAAACGTAGTCAATCACTTTTTTCATACTTATTCCTTATTTCAATTTATAAGACAATTATGAACTAAAACCATAAAAAAGTAAAGTGGCAAGTCATTGATTTTAAACAAGAATTTACTTAGATTGCCCTTCTTGATAGTATCTACGATTTGCTTCGCCAGTTACCCAACGCAAATTGCTTGGTTTCCAATTAAAATGATTTCTTTTGATATGATCGACCTGCATATCTTTTTGAAGTATCTTCCGAACTTCTAACGGCAAAGAACGCCAAACCTTTTTTGTTATTTCAGGATGTTTTGGTTTTTTACAAAACGTCTCAGCGAATAAACGATGCAACGTCAGTGTTTTCCGCTCACCTTTTTTGTTGGTTACGCGGATCTTTGGATATGGACATTGCCCATACGTTTTAGTAGGCAATTTTAAAAACCTGCCAGTGGTTATATTTTGAACCTTACCGGTAGTTGGATAAAGTTTATAATTCGGAAAATCTGGGTTAACTTTAGGGTTGATCATTTTTTTTCCTTACGTTTAACATAAACACAAAAACAATTATGAACTAAAACCATAAAAAAGTAAAGTGGCAAGTCATTGATTTAATTACAGATTTCCAACTCACCGTTTTTTTCAAGAGCTTTTAAGTAGCCTTCAATATAAGCGTCAGAAGCGCCCATCATTTTCACTAAATTATTACGATTAAATTCAGGGTCAAACGTTTCAACCCAACCTTCACGAATATCAGCGACCGCGTCATTATAACCAGCGACGCGGTCAAAAGCGATTAAAGTTTTAGCGGGGAAAAAATTAGTCATAATTCATATTCCTTAAAAGATAAGACAATTATGAACTAAAACCATAAAAAAGTAAAGCGGCAAGTCATTGATTTTAAAAGGGATTACCAAGTATATCTAATTTCGGTCTCTAATTTGGGTTTTGGTTTGAAACCACTCTCTCCCTTGGTTTCGAGTTTTCCTTTGACAACGAGGTTATCGGACAATCGGGTCTTGTATCCTGCTTCCCAAGAATAACCCCCAGTCATATGACCTGCTTCAAAGTAGACATTGTTTCCGGTCTGGGTTTTCTTTTCCCAACCAAACCTTGTGTGATTGGTTTGATCCGAAACTGCCCAGTCTTTGTAGGTGACTTCTGATTTGATTTCGATGTATGGACCCGCGAATGCAGACATCGGGAAGAGTGAGAGTAGTAATAAATATCTCATAGATTTTAATCCGATAGTGGGTTGTCGAGTGCTTTTTGTAGCGTGTCTCTGAGATCCTTATCTAATTTTTCCATCTTCTTTTCAATACGATCTTCGGTTTCACGCATTGTATCACGAACATCCTTTTCCGATTCGCGACTTAAATCGGTAAGGTTTCTCATACGTGTATCGATTTCATCCTGTACCGTTTTCATACGAGTGCTAGTGCTTTCGGTTACTCGTTCGATTCGCACAATGTCGTCTCTCAAACTATTCTTAATGTCGCGTGTGTAATCAATTGCGTCATTAAGTTTTGTCTCAATGGCAACGTTTCTTGCTTCAACTGCGTCGATATCAAGAACTTCTAATTTCTCTGCCATTTCTTGGAATGCTTTGTATGATTCAAACCCAGCATACATCGTGCCAATAATAGAACCAACAAGCGTAAGTGCCGCAGCAATGGTGGTCGGTGTCATTGTAATACCAAAGAGTTTGAGTTTGGTATTCTTTAAGTTCTCAACTTCACCTTCAATGTTGTCTAGCGCATCGCCTAGATCTTTTTCTTTTACTTTCTTCTTAGCCGCCATCTGAACCCTCATCAGCAAATTGCAATCTTCGTAGATTTGCAACTTCTTCTTTCAGTTTTTGTATCTCTAATCTTCTACGCTCAAGTTCCAACTTGTAGAGCGCATTACAATTCAAACGCTCCTTCGGTGCATTTAATGGAACTGTAATCTTAGCATATACACCAACGTCTCTAACAAACCCATTACTATCATATCCTGGCAGTTCAAAAGTAGGATCATAGTAATTATTATATGGACCATTTTGATTTAAAATACCAACAACACCAAATTCTAAATTGGTCGATCCACCTATCGCATTCTGACATTCTAAGTTGCCCGCTCGTATTCTGTCAGATGAATACGGTTGATTTGTATTAGGTAGCGCCAAATTTAATGAACTAGATTCGGCGCTTACTTTAAAACTCATCATCAGTAACACAATAACAAAAAATAGTTTCATAATTATTTAACTTTAGAACATATCCTTGAACTCAATCTTGTCTGCGTCTTACCTTCTGTGAGCAATCTAGACCTTGTACAAATATATGTAACGTTATTTTTTTCAGGAAAGAAAACATCAAACTCCTTGGTCTCTAAGTAAGCAATCGGTATAATCCTTGAACCCAACATCGCAAACTTTTGATTTTTCCATTCTGAATCAAAAACCTCAACTTCATAGTATGATATCTCGCTCCTTTTATTGAACAATCTCATACTTGCTTTAACAACACCTGAAACGTAAGAAGGTTCTAGAACCGGATACGTTGGTGTAAATTCGTGGGCGATTGCTCGCCCACTTACTAACAATAAAATCAAAAACACATAACGCATATAATTTTCTTTTTAAAGGGCAATGCACTCTGCAGTAACAATTGCCTCATAATCACCCGCTGGGAATGCTTTATCATACCCATAGTCTGCTTGTGATTCGACTTTAAACCAAGTGCTACCAGCAACCGTCAAATCAACCTCTGTGACATTATCGTATTCAACCTTGCTTGTATCGTATCCTGACATGTTAGTATCAGATACTTGATCAACAGAGGTAGAACCTGTCCATGTTACAACGTCAGACAACGTTGGGCTGTCATTGAAAGATACAGGATGTGTAATCTTTGCTTTGTAGTAACTTGCTTGAATTACATCATAACGAACAACTGGATCAACACCACCGTCGGTAGGATCAGTGGACAATTCTTCAGGCAATGGGTTACCATAAACACCAGCAGTGTCTTGAGTCACAATGCACTTTGATTCAACTTTACCTCTAATCGGTATATCTTCAGCAAAGGCATTTACACATAATGTAAGTAGAGTCAAAGTAATTATTTTCTTAAACATAAAATTTCCTCTTAATGTTATTTCTTTTCATACTGTAACTCAACCAATTTATCATGAAGTATTTGACTTCCCATTCCTAGTCTCAATCCATTTTTATTAGACGGCAGTTTTCCATCTGGGGGCATTTGTCCATCAGGATAAACACCACCTTTTAAAGCAACTTGATAAGAGTTTGGCAGAAGATTTAAATTGACGAGTAAGTCATGTTGCAACAATGCTTGTGAAGAAAACATATCAAGTTCTTTGACAATGCCAAGAATTGATTCTAAGTTTTTTTCAACAGTTTTATTTGCTAATGCCTTTTTTCTTGCCTCTTCTCTTTCCTCTTCCTCCTGCGCTTTCATATTTGCTTTTCTATCAAGTTCTGCCTGTACATACTCTTCATCTAAAGGGTCTGTAATATCAGGATTCATAACCTCAATTGAAAACAAATCGACATACCCTGGGCAATTTGGATCAGATTGCGGATCAAAACATGGATCGTATTGATACGAATAAATTACTTCCGCGTCTTCTACTGCGCCAGTTCCTTCAACCTCAATCGAACCATTTCCCCAATAGGAAATATCAATCATATTTATAGGAACAAGTTTGTTAATTGTGTTTCCTGGTAGTCCAGACCAGTCATCTGTTTCGCGGAAAATATAACCAGGACCTCTGGCGTTTTCGTTTTGTACATGAACGAGCATATCGTCTTGAGTTTCTTTAACAGCGGTATATTGATATATTACGCCATTGACTCTTAGACCTGCTTGTTGCGGCAACACATTTGTCATTACCCAATTGTAACCAAATTGGGCAGCATTATTTGTCGTCCCGAAAACTTCCTCAGATGAGGAGTAAGATGAGCAGACTAGCAACGCCAGCGCCACCAAGCAACGTCTTAGTACCATCCTTCATTCCTTTTTCGTTTTTTGATGCAATGGGTTGCAGTTCTTCGTCTGTCTCCCAAGCATTCTTTGCCTCAACTCCAATCAAACCATCATAAGGGCAAGGAGTTCCTGCCATCATCATTGCGTCAAAAACTCGACGATCTTGACACAATGTAGATACCGCAGCAACTTTCATACCCATATCATAGAGGGTCTTGGACAACTTCAACCTTTCGCAGTTCTCATCCGTAACCTGAGTACCAGTAGAAATACCTAGTATCTGTGTCTGTATTGCACCAGCAACGCCGAATGTACATAAATCAGAGTTTGAAGTATTAATAGTCGGCGTGATTGCTGATGGGGGAGGAGACTTCAGGGTTGTTTCATTCTTTGCTTTAGAATCTACCGTGCTCCTTGTGGTAGAATCGGTGTAAATAATATCGGTCTCTTCCGCAAAAACATTAGAAGAAATCAAAACGCACAACAACAAAATTAAATATCGCATAATATAACCTCAGTAACATCATCTAATCGAAACTTATTTATAAAGATTCAATTTCCTTCGGAGATAATTCTCGAAACTTTCGACGCGAGGCACTCCATTGACGATAGGGTTTTGAGAACATTTTTTTGATCCCTTTTTGAGGACCAAACTGTGGAATGACACCGATGAGAGTTTTCCCATCGGTGATGTAGATATGGTTTGGGGTTGCTGGTGCTTTCGTCCAGTCAGTGATCTCTTGTTTATAACGAACTGTCATCTTTTCTTCCTAATCAAAATACCATCATACAACTGGTATTGCCATTTTTTAGTCAAAAGGGTATGACCATTAAAGTCAATTACCGTTTCTTTTTTATCGTTCTCAATCGCTCGTTTCAGATCGTTGAGACTGTTCCACTTCTTCGAAGTGTAATCTGTCATGAAATCATCTCCGAAATTTCAGTCGCGTACTTCTTGTTGGTTACAGGAACTGCGTTTGATTTGTGGAGGGTTGCGATTCCGATGACGTAGTCTCCTGTGTATCTTGGAGACTCCTTGCTATTTCCTCGCGCTTTTGCTGGAGAAGCCACACACGATGGGTAGCGATTTGTCTCAGACGCTCTTTCTGCTGAGATTGACGATTTCGGTTTGTACTCCTGGAACTTCGGTGGGACATATTTGGCACAGACTTCTCCTTTTATCTTACGAGGTTTGCGTTTACGACCATTGAAATCATAGCGAGAGGTAGTATGTATAATCATACGATTCCTAACAATTTGAACCAATAAACCAGCGAGCGTACTTGCTGGGACCCCACTCGTCAGATGCGCAGGTGTCAAAGTAACTACTATATAATTTTTTCGTCACTTGTTCAATAGTATCTTCAATACCGTTGTTACGAAAGATCCAGTTGTCGCCAAGGACAACATCAGCGATCTTACCAAGATCGCGCTCTTCGATTGACTCGACTTCCTCGCGGATGCTTTCAAAAACATCATAATCGTCCATTACGCCACCTCCATTGGGATCTTGTAACTAATAGTATACGCTTTCTCGTACGCTTCGTCAAGGTCAAGGATACAAGCAAAAGCATATTCGAGAGCATTGACATATGAGTCCATGCGGTTCGCCATATCAGTGTCGCCTTCACGTTCATACTCTAACATCTGTTCGTGAACCTTTGACATCTTGGCGTCCAACATGTTCTTCAACTCACGAGACAAATCAGATCGATTGGTTGTTACAGGAATTTTCATTACACATTCTCCTCAGTGTTATCCCAAGTTCTTGCTAAGATGTCTACTGCTTCAAAAGGAGTGACACCTACCGCTCTCAGACGATCATAGAAGGGGTTGCTACCAGGAAAACCAGGACATCCTGCTTCGCGATAGTCATGAATGATATCGGAACACTGATCAAGTATTCTAAGGGTAGACTCAAGATCTGTTGCTTCGTAAACGGATGCTGGCATAGGGAAAGTTTTCATTACGCTATCTCCAACTGGTCGCAAAGTTCATCTTCGTCGCAAAACTTAGCGACGAAATCTTCGATGCTGCCACGCCAGATGTTATTGTAACCAGCATCACCAGTTTCCCAGTTACGCTTGATCAGATAAGCAGTTACTGTCAGACCACGCAGATCTGTTCGTTCTACCATGTAGTGGTAATCAGTATCACCGTGCGACTCACAACCTTGAGTAAACTCAGCGGTAGGATTAGCGCGGAAGAATCTCGCTGCGAGAGACCCACCTTTCGGTGATCTAAGCATTTCGCGGAAGTACGTCGCTGCACCCTCGGGATAACCATCCCAGTGGATGTAGAAAGTTTGGTTGCCGCGAAGTTCGTCGCGAAACTCGTAAGTTGCTCTTGTTCCCATATTCATTCCTTATCTTCAATTTATAAAACAATTATGAACTAAAACCATAAAAAAGTAAAGCGTTAACCCATTGATTTTAAACGGGTTTTTTACCGCCGCCGGAGGGTTTTAGTTTATAAAGGGGAAGTGGAAAATTGTTTAGGCGACCTTCAGCTTTTAAAAGGTTATAGTCGTCAGGGTGTAGTGGTATATAGCGGGCGTCGCTATAATTTTCTAAAAAGCGTTTAATTCGGTCTTCTAATTTAACTTTAATCATCTTACGTTTCCTTATTAAGAAAACATATTATGCCCATTTCTCTCGAAAAAGTAAAGCGGTAAGTTATTGATTTTAAACGAAATATGAAACAGTGCTGGTATTAGCGACTTTTTGAACGTATCCATTCCTATCATAGAGGATGTATGAGTAAGTAGTTTCGACAATTTTATCTTTACCAAAAACAGGTGCGCCGTATACCTGCTGTTGGGTATAGGTGTAGGATGTGACTGAAGGAGTTACGCCTGTTATCGCTGAGATTGTTTCGCTCATTAATCGCCTACCGTTAGAGATTCAAAGGTTGTGTTGTATTGTTTACCATTATTCACGCGAATAAAGGTAGCACATTTACTTAGCGATTTGAGAGTTTTCGCGCCAACGTAAGTACAAGTTGATCTTAACCCACCAAGAATATCCTCAACTACATGTTCAACTTTTCCTTTGTGTGGAATAGTTACAACTCTCCCCTCGCTCGCGCGATAGTTTTTAACACCACCGTGACTTTTTTGCGCTTCGTTAGAACTCATCCCGTAGAATTTGACTAGACCGTTTTCAACAACGCCACCGCCTTCATCACAACCAGCAAACATACCACCGAGCATTACAAAGTCTGCGCCGCCAGCGAATCCTTTTACGACGTCGCCAGGAGATACACACCCGCCATCAGCAATAATGTGTGCATCAAGTCCATGAGCGGCATCTGCGCATTCAATGGTTGCAGATAATTGTGGATATCCCACGCCTGTTTTAATACGAGTAGTACACACGCTACCGGGACCAATACCGACTTTGATAATATCAGCTCCACGTAGAATTAATTCCTCTGTAATTTCTGGTGTAACAACATTTCCTGCTATGATAACGACTCTTGGGTTTTCTTCTCTGAACTTCGCAACAAAATCAATAAATCTTTCACTATAACCATTTGCTACATCAATACAAACGTATTTGATTTTATCTGTTAGTTTCAACGTTTCTTTGTACTTAACAACATCAGCATCAACGATCCCCATTGTATAAGCAACGTTTTCTCTGATGTTATTATTATCATTAAAAAAAGTTGAAATCTGTTTTGGCGTATAATCTTTTTTAAGACAAGTAAACATATCGTGCCTAGAGAGAGAAATCGCCATTTCAAAAGTACCAACACCATCCATATTTGCAGCCATTATAGGAATGCCGGAATAGTGTGGTTCTCTTCTTTGAAGATAATTTCTAAAATTAAATTCTCTTTTGAGTTCTACTTCTTTCCTAGAACCCATTGTGCTCCTTTTTGGTTTAAGGAGCACGTCACTGTAATCGAGTTTAATTTCAGTTTCAATCCTCATAATTCAAATCCGTCATAGGGTGATTGGTTCGTTCAGTTTGTACCTCTTCTAAACGTTTTCCCTGTGTACGACGGACTATGTCGTCAGCGTTGAATTCTGCCCAATACAACTCGAAGGCAACACCATCATCAACACCAACGAACTGATGCCATTTACCAGGAGGAACTTTATAGTAGTCGCCTGATCTTAAAATGGTTTGATCGCAAAGGTTTGGTCGTTCATCGCTCGGTTCATCTGACCAGGTTTTGATCATTAGAGTACCGGACTCAACGAAAAAACCATTCCATTTTGTTTTATGGTAGTGTTCGGAACAACACGTGTTCGCTTTGAATTCAATTCGATGAAATTCAAAGGAAGGAGTATGCTCGACCAGTTCTGTCTGACCCCATATTTTTCCTGCTTTCATGATATAACCTCAATGATGTGTAGAATTATATATTAACTTTGTTGTTCTGTGGTAGGAGATTCTGCTTGTTGCTGTTCAATTTTTTGCTTCAGTTTCTCTTTCTCAGAGTTTTCAAGGTTCAATAATATTGCCAGTTTAGAAACATATGTTTCTGTGTCCATGATACTTACCGTGTTGTTTGACACTACTTATATGATTAAGATTTTTCAACACGAGTTTCATAAGAGAAACTATTATATTTCTTTTTCTTTTCTTTTAAATCTTTAATTGCTGCTTTGATAGCATCTTCTGCCAAAACAGAACAGTGAATTTTTACTGGCGGTAATGCCAGTTCTTCTGCTATTTCTGTGTTCTTAATTTTTTCTGCTTCGTCTAGTGTTCTTCCCTTAACCCATTCAGTTAAAAGGGAAGAAGATGCAATCGCTGAACCACAACCGTAGGTTTTAAACTTGGCGTCAACGATTACATCGCCTTCAACTTTTATTTGTAACCTCATAACATCACCACAAGATGGAGCGCCAACCATGCCTGTTCCGACATCGCTGTCGTCAGCATCCATCTTACCCACATTACGTGGGTTTTGATAGTGGTCCATTACTTGATCTGAGTATGCCATTATTTTGAGTGCGGCGGTTTCTTAACTTCGATGAACCATTCGTGCTTACGACTGATCGGATTATACTTTCTCATACGAAATTTCTCAGGAAATTTCTTTTTCTTGTATACCGTATAATGATAATCATGTGACTCTCGAGTTTGTCCCTCGGGAATCATATAAACAACATCAAGATCTTTTCTTGCCATTATAATCTCTTCCTCTTGTAAAAAGAAATAAATTCTGGCCATCGAAACATACCATTACGTATGTAACAGTAAAATAGACCATCATAAGGTTTGTCAATTTTCGCGCCCATATCAAGTTCAGTTTGAAAAGGAGGTTCTTCTTCTACTTCATGCATAGGACTTTCTAAGTATGCTCCTGTCATTGCGGATATCCTTCGTACCATTTAATTAGAGTAGAAACGCGGAATGATCTCCACGCTTCTTTGTCTAATGCCCAAACAACGAGATGTTCATTGTCTTCTTTTTGTTCAAGAATCTCCTGAACATTATGATCTGACAACGTTGTATTTAGAGTACAGGGCATTACTCGAAGTTCACCAGAATCAATCTTGGTAAACTCTACAGTTACAACGCCTTGTTTCGCTGCCTTAGTAAAACCAGCAATGTTAGTGTGTTCAGTTCTAATTTTCATTTTTCGTATGCGCCAAATTTAAATACCACATCAGGCAATGTTTCGCCTTTCTTAATCATAGTTCCTCCTATCAATGAACTCTCTAATATAATATTTTCTAATAATTGCACAAACGAAAAAAACTGCAGTCAAAAACGGTGCTGCTTCAATCGCTGTCATTTGCAAAGAAAATGCTATGCTCAAACAAATAAAATTTAAAGTAAAGTTAATTGGGGTCGCTGCTAAAGTATCAATAAAAGCAAACTTCATATTTTCATTTAGTTTCATAATTTGTTATTAGCAATTCCTTTCTGTTTGACTCATCTTCACGATACATCTTACCTGAATGCATAGTGTAAGTCAAGTCCCATTCTATTTGATTCCAGTCCTCATAAATTTCGCGAAGTACTTCATTTGAATTATACGTTATCATTACATTACCTGCGCATTTTGTTGCGTCAACAGAAAACTCATAATGATCAAAAAACAAATGATACTTACCATTCTTACCATATAATGCTGATTTAATATCATATGGTGGATCACAGAAAACAAACTCGTCTTGTTCACAACCTTCTAAGATTTTTGTGTAATCATTATTAGTGATCAACCAATTCTGAATCAGTTCTGAATATTTTGGTAATCGCGATATATTGTTTTTGGAAAAGTTTTGTTTACTTGCTGCTGCGGAAAATCCACTAGATTCCCCAAGACCAGAAAAACTGCACTTATTGATAATGAAAAAGCGAACAGCAATCCCAAAAGGATCAAGAGGTCCACTGATTTCCTCTCGACTTTTGAGAAAAAGTTCTCGATGTGCTGCATCCACGTCTTCATACGATTCTGCCTTCAACTTGTAGTTTAAGATAGCACTATATAGCGCCTCACCGTTTTTCTGAAGTTGAGACCAGAAATGATAAAGATTAGCATACTTATCATTAACCCAAACGGGGCAATCTGGAAATCGTTTAGTGAACTCAATCGCTACTGACCCACCACCTAAGAATGGTTCACGGTAAGCACGAATTTTTTCAGGAAGTTTAGAAAATAAAAACTTGGTTGCCCTTGATTTACCACCAGGATATCTCAAGGGCGTCTTTAATTGTTTCATTTTAGTCTTCGTCAGTAGATAGGTCTAAAGTGTAAGTAGCAGTGTCAAAGTCATAGTATTGATGACCATCCTCAACATTAATACTATACTCTAAATTATTTCCTTCGTCAAGTTCATTAAGAAATTTTAATAAACCTGACAACTCAGCGTTACTCATATTACGAAATCGATTCCGATTGTTTTCTTCTTCTTCGATTTGCCGCAAGGTTTCTTCTTTAAATTTCTTATATTGAACGAAGTCTACTACGTTGCTCATTTTATTTCTGGCCAGTTGTTAAGATCAAATACGTCTTCTTTATTCTCGCCCATTTTTGGGAAGAAGTCAATACCAGTTTCTTTTTCTACCATATCTACTGAGGTAGCATAAAGAGGCATATCCTTAGTGCTAAGTTTTTCATTCGGAAACAGGAAGGCAATGCTTTCACCAGTGTTGGCATCAAAGACTACTTTCCAAATTCTAGTTGGAACACCCAAGTCGTTACCGATAACTTTATATCCTTCGTCGTAGATTGTTCCACTAATAACGTAAATATCACCACCAGCGGCAGCAGTATTACGAACTCCAATTTCTAGAATACGCCAGATACCTCTGTTATGACCAGGATCTTGCGGAACCATATTAGTCAAATAGAAACTCTCGCTCATCTGCTCTGAGTCAGCACGATTATCAGCTGCTGGTGACAAATGCCCACGATCATATGGATGACCCTTATAATCTTCAAGTTGTGCTTCTTTTTCATCGTCAACCAGAGGATCTTCTCTAAAGTTGTTTCTGCGTTTTGCGTCGCCGTTAATATCAGCGTCGTCTAAATGCTCAACAACGTACTCTGCCGTTTTAGTATCATAGCGATAGTGTACCGCATAATTACCGTGACAGATATACTGAGTACCAGAAGTAATGCTGCTAACTGGAGCACCATGAATTGTATGCTGCGCACAATTATCGTCAATTGGATTTGCTAATGCTAGTGCTGGCAATAACAATACAGTTGCTAGAAGTTTCTTCATATTACTTTCCTTTTTTCTTTGATAGATTATTCCACTCTGCGATTGCTGCATTATCGATGCTATATCTGTGGTAATTACCATCATCTCCGTGATAAACACCGGAATGATGAAATGGTGCGGGTTTAGCAGGTTTGTTTGCCTCGTCGTGTATATTTAATTGAATCAACGCATAGTGAAGAATCTTCATGAGATCCTTACGTTGCTCAGCGGCATCTCCCTTGCGTCCATATCGCTTTGCATATTTGATGACGTTACCCAAGCAAAACCCAGTACCGTGACCGCTATCAATAATAACATCAGTAGCCTGATATTTATCCGTTGCATAATGTTCGTCGTATGTTTTGTCGACATATTCTTTCAACTCCGCAATTAAATTGCCTTCATTAAATTTGTAGTTCACTAACTCTTCTCCTTAAATCGCTGGTTGAAAATCTATGGTCTCTCTTGTTATAGAATATTTCAATTCCACGAGAAGCACAAGTAGCGCGACCAGTAAATTTTTTATCCTTATACTCAGCACCAATAATACGTATGTCGATACTAACCATTTTGAGTATATCTTCTAAATCTTCTTCAGATTGATACGGTATAATTTCATCAACGTATTTAACAGCAGACAGCTGGATATAACGTTCAACCAAAGTTTGTACAGGTTTATTTTTTTCTGGGCGATCTAACGAAGGATCAACTTGCAAACCACAAATTAAGTATTCGCATTGCTCTTTTGCTTCGCGCAGCATAGAAATATGACCAGCGTGAAGCAAGTCAAATGTGCTTGCAGTAAATCCTACGATCATACGAAAAATGCCTCAAGGGTTGATTCTGCTTTTTGATATTTACCATTAGTGCTATCTCGTAATCTTAGTTCAGCGTTACCAGTAGATTTACGCGTGTACATCGTACAAAGGTCAGGAAACATATTAGCAATCTTGCTAATTGATTCGTGTACATAATCTTTAGTTCTAATGGTTTGTAATCCACCTTCTTCTTTATAGTAGTTGCTTTTAACAGTATAGTTATCAAGTCGGCAGAGAACACCATTCTTAACATATTGGCGCAAACTATATTCATAATCTTCGCCGTGATTTGTTTCGCGCGCGAGATAATCATCATGCTCAACGACGACGCCAAACATAGAAGCAATAATATAACAAAGTTTCGTATAAACTCGATCTTTCATGAAATATGCGTTTGATGCTGCATATATACCGAAGGTCTTAGCACCAACTTCAGCACACTTATTAAATCCTTGTTCGATGATTTCAGAATACAAATCGTCAATAGGTACAAGAGTTTTTTCGTCTTGCCTTCTTTGGACTTCTTCAATGTCATCATCAAACATCATTAATAATGTGCCTTCGGGATAATACTTCTCAATAAAATTACGCTGTGCACCAATTGTGGGGACGCCTATGACGATGTTTGAACCATATTTGTGATTATTTAGAGCAACCTTATATGCTTCATGTTCTATTTCGTCTGCAACGAAAATAGTAACTCTTTCGGATGGTATGTTATGATGTTCAAATACTTTGAGTGTTTTGTTTTGAATAGTTACTGGTCGTTTGTAACTGGGGACTGCTATCTGGTAATCAATCATGCAAAAAATGCCTCAAGGGATGACTTTTCATTATTAGGATGATATGTATTTAACATATCAGAACCGCCGTTGGTTTCAAGATAATCAAACCATTCATCTGATTCCCACATTCCTTCACTAACACCGTTCCAAAGTGGGCGCCAATTTGGATGTGATTCATTATTTTTTCTACTGATAACAAAATTGTAACGATGGTTTTCATATTCCATTGTACCCAATTCTAGCATTTTTTCACGGAAATAGCAAACTAGGGAAATACGTTCCATCTCATCCAAAGTTTTTCCTTCTTTCGGTATGATTTGTGTATTGCCATGTATACCTTCATGATTATTAATTAACAATAAATCCCCTGGTCTTACATTGATTGCTACTCTATATTCGGGCAACACAAGATAACCACCATCCCAATCCTTTTCTTTAGCGACAACTGTTAAATTAGAAAACCCTTCGCTCAAGTCGCCTGCGTCGCGATGCGCTGAAGTTCTAAAATTTTTATTTACTGTAATTGTTGTAAATGGTGTATCTTTACCGGCAACTCGAAAACGCTCATCAAGTTTATTGGCATAATGTTCTTGTTTAGAAAACTTCTGAGGTAGTAGTCGGGCAAATTCATTTGATAGTTTTCTCATGAATGGATAACATTTTTCATAAGTTGAAAAGTTATGTTCAGTATAAGAAGTTGCCCGACCGTAAGGAATACGAGGATATCGATCGTAGAATCCAGCAATACCAGATAAAACTTGATTTGCGTAAGTTGTTTTTGATACGTAAGTATCGAACATATGTTTAGCAGCTGTGCGGCGATCGGCGTAAGGAAGTTTTAATATTTCCTGAATTTTATTTTCAAAGAAATTATCATATTCATACCCATCCGCTTCAATCTTAGTTATAACCCAAACAATACCACGACTCTCTGGCTGCACTTTCATTTTTCTATGTTTTTCGCGTATCTCAGCAATTGGGTCGTCAGAGAAAAGCGAAGTTCCGCCTTTCATAAGATGTTCCATAATTTCTATTTGCTCTTCAGTACACCAATTTCTACTACCGAGGCGCTCGCCCTTTGGACCTGCAGCAAGACCTCGGTTCTGAGTTGGTTGAGCAGCGCCAACCAAACCTTCGTACGCGCCAAGTTGTTCTTCGGCGCTAAACACAGATTTTCGAAACTTGAATATACACTCTTGCTCTGATGGTTCTGTTCTACCAATTTCTTTAATCGGCGCATAGAAGTCAATATCCTCTTCAACCAAGAGATCGTAATCGGTATCTTCCATATATGTACCGAGTTTGTGTTCGCAATTAATTACTTTGTCAGCAATGACAACTCTCATACCATGAATTCCTCTAGAGATCCTGCATTTTCTCGCTTTCGTTTTTCTTCTTCTTTTCTGCGCCGCACCATTTCTTTATACTTTGCGGTTTTATATCTAAGTCTTTTACTTCTTTCTTGTGTATCTTTGGAGTGACAGGAGGTGCAAAAATCTCTTAATTCGGTTTTTGAATTTGGTTTTAAATAAAACTCGCTTCCACATTTTACCACGCCGCAACATTTACATCGCTTCATAACGACATCTTTTTTACCATAGACAGTCATTAAAGAAAGTTCAGGCAACAACTTTCGATATTGTACACCTTCAGTGAATAAGTTTTGTTTCATAACATAAATTCCTCAAGTCCAATAGTATCCAAGAATAGTTCCATCTTACTATTTTCTATCTTATTTGTCAACCATTTCATAATTTATCTTATCCATCTATAAAACTCATGTCCTCCAATTGAACCCGTATAAGTCATTCCTCTATCTGCAGTCCAATTAGGTCTTATGTGTGCAGCATGATAATGCGTCGCGCCTTCAGTTATACCTCTCCATGCATCTTTTGTCAATACTTCTTCAGCAAGAAAGTAAGATTCCATCCAAGCATCAGGATCTCCTGGTTCATCACTTATCCCGTCACAATACCAAGAGAATTGACACATATGTCTTTTCGGTACTACGTTTCCTTTCCAGTTTTCTATATAGACTGCTTGTTTAACAACCTCGCAGACGGTATTTGGATAGTAAGTATCTTCTACTCGATTGAGCACTACGTCTGCTACAGCAGCTTGGCCAGCGAATGAATCACCGCGAGACTCGTGGTAAATGTTAAGAGAAAGGCAATAAAGTTCGCTATCCAATACTCGCTCGCCTTCACTTGATTGATCCATTTCTTCCGTTTCTTCGGAGGTTGTTTCGATATCTTGTTCGCCTGTTTCTGAGAACGGCGTAATAACAATTTCCTCTTCAGGTTTTTGTTTTTCATCTCCGCTCCCCGCATAAATTAACAATACTGACATTGTCAATATTATAACTAAAATTTCTATGAATTTAAACTGTTGTGATCTCTGCGATAAATTCATCTCTCATCTCCTGAGCAATTAAATCTACTTTTGAGTTTTTACTTTGATTTGAAAATTTATATGCTAGTGTAAATCTTTCACAATTCGTATAACAACCATGCCAACAATGATGTTCAGGTTCGTCTTCTCTACCGAAATAGAACCACCTACATTGCCATCCAGGTTTGTCCTGAATTTTAATTATTTCATCTTTTTCTTTATCTAAGTAACAAAAGTACCCATCGCCTGTTTCTGACCAAGTGAAAAGGATTTGATATGCATTGGCATTCCAATTAGTATGCCAACCCGTCAATCCTTGTTCAGGATAATGATTGATCAACGCACAAGTTGCCATACCCATTTCTGAAGGAACTTCAAATCGCCATTCATTATAAAAATTAATCCATTCAGAATATTTTAATCTAAGATCACCAACGGGTGTGGCATGATAGTCCACTGGATCCCCGCGATGAGGAGCGGACATTAACTCATTAAGTCTTTCTCTTGAAAGATATGATTCAAAATTAGAATCAACAGATTTTATAGAAGGTAGTATAGAATCGCCTCTAATACTATTAAACTCTTCAATCAGACCATTAAGTCTGCTCAAGAACTTCTGGTTCTTTATCTCGATTTCCATCTTCATTCCAAAATGTTAGAGAACTTTTGACTCTGCCCCAATTATCCGTAAAGAATATTTCTTGGGTATCTTCATCAATATTCAATTCTTTCGCTCGAAAACTCTCAATAACAACCAACCAAGTCATTGTACAACCAGACATAACTCCTTGGGACCTACCCCAAAGATATGCACCAAACATACAAAAAAGTGTTAAGACCGTTTGATATAATGGATCCATACGTTTCTCCTATGAAACTTTAATGCTACTAAGTCTCTTACCTGCAGTTGTATTATCAAACACAGGTTTATCTTCTTGCTCAATAATCGATTTATCTTTAGTTTGATCGACATCAAACAATCTCATCTTAGAACGATCCACCCCAATACAGAATCTTAGATTCACGTTCGGGTCATTATAACGATTCTTCAACTGTTTAACCATAATCTGGTTCAAAGAGGAAAGTTCCTCATTCGAGATCAAAGCAAACATTAAATCTGCAGTTGCTGGCAGACCAAATGACTCAGATGTATCTTCAAGTCCAGGATCAGAACTAGAGAACCCACTACGAGTTGTCTGTGTAGCAGACATAATAGGAACATCAAATTCTACTGCCAACCCACGTATTTCCTCAGCAATCGCCTTGATATAACTGTAGGAATTAATTGCGCCACCCATACCTTTCATACGCGAGGACGCACATATATTTAGGTAATCTATGAACACAATCTCTGGTTTGAACGAGCGTTTCAGTTTCAGCTCGTTGAATAGCGCACGGAAATGATTCGCGTGTGCTTGACCAGTCGGATACTCTTTAATGATCAACTTACCTTTAGTTTTATCAGCGATTCGCTTCACTCGATCAGTAAACATGCTCTTAGACATATTTTCTAACTGATCGATTGCGACGTTCATTAAGTTAGCGTCGATACGTTCAGCGATACGTTCTTCTGACATTTCAAGTGTAATATATAATACATTGTATCCTTGAGAGAGCGCACTAGCAGCGCTGTGACACATGAACAAACTCTTACCAACGCCAGTTCCAGCGAGCGCAATGTTAAGGGTTTTGTTCGGCAACCCACCTTTAGTAATGCGGTTGAAATAATCTAGGTCAAAAGGAATACGTTCTTCCTGTTCATGATAAAAGTCATATCTCTCTTCCACATTCTCAAGGTAATCATGACCAATGTTTGTGTCAAAGCAAACTGCTAGTGCATTTTGAAGAAGGTCCGGCAAGGAATTCTTAGTAAGTTTGTTATGCTTGCCGTCAAGGATCGTGATAGACTCCATAATTGCACCATGAAGCGCACGATCCTGACACCACTTTTCTGTAGTGTCAAGTAACCAGTCACCGTCCTCTTCTTTAAAGGTAAAGATGTCTGGTAAAATATCAATTGCGTGTTTGTAAGTTTCTTCAGTTAATGTGTCAAGACTATCTACATTAATCTTGAACGCTTCCTGAGTTGGAAGTTTATTATATCTTGAAACATACTTAACGACTTGTGTGAATAGTTCTTTATAAACTCCTTGGAAATAATCTTTTTTGATAAAAGGTAAGACTCTTCGCATAAACTCTTCATTGGTTAGAAGATTGCGAAGTATAGTTTTTTCAAGGTCAATCATTTTGTTCCATATCTTTTAAGACAATCGATCCGTTACCAATGCTCTTTGCCATAACATCTTCAAGGATAAGAGCAGCGTGATCTTGTAACGGGACATAAGTAACATTTAAATCAGGATCAGGAGTTGATATTACCTTAAAATTAAAATTAAGGCAATCGTTTTTTCCATTAAAAGAAACATTACCGAAACGAATAATTGTTTCAGTAAACTCTCCTGTTAATATACGAATGTCCCACGCTTGGGCGTTATTCGACCCAACCGCAGGAATTAATTCGTAATCGATATCCTCTGATACTTTGTCAACATTAATCATTAACTTCTTCCAAGTCAAGTTCTAACGTTGGTTTCTTACCAATTTTATACAAACGCTCAACTTCTTCTTTAAACGTTACGCTGGACAAGATACCTTTCCAGAAGTCTCCATCAAGTTCAGAAGCACGATATTTCTTTTCTTCATTTACTTTCTGATACCATCCGTTAGATGGTTTAATTACATGACCAGAAGCAAGAGCAACATCCAATAAACCACTAAACTGATCTATGCCACCATCCCACGTTACGCTAATCGGAATCTTACTCTTTTCTTTAACAAACCTTGATTTGTCAACGTTAATAATAAAATCATAACCAACAACTTCAGTTCCTGTTTTATTTTGACGTCGACCGAGGATCCAGATATTATCAGCGCTGTAGTAAATACCAGTACCACCGCCAACGATATCTTTCGGGAACAAACCAATTTCTTTGTAGGTATGATTCACTGCTAAGAGAGGAACATTCTTCATTGTTAGGTAAGGTGTTGTCATACGGAACAAACCTTTTAATGCTTTGGCGCGTGACATGTCAGCAACTGATTTCTCGTCGAGCGCATCCTCTAATTCTTTCTTAGACGCTAGATTACCAATAGAGTCAATTACAACAATTACTTTTTCACCCTTCTCTACATTATCTAATTGCGAAATTAAATCGAATTTGAGTTCTTCAACATTTGTGATTGGAACATGTAGAACTCTGGCGGTATCAATTTCAAACGTGTCAAAATAAGATTGGGGTGAACCAAATTCAGAATCATAAAAAAGCATTACCGCTTCGGGGTCTGCCTTCAGATATGCTGATGCAATCTTCAAAGCAAATGACGTTTTAAAATGTTTAGAAGGTCCAGCGAGAACTGTTAGTCCTGGTGCTAAACCACCGTCAAAAGAACCAGATAAAGCAACGTTCAACATTGGAACGTCAGTTTTAACCATTTCTTTGCTGGTAAAAAACTCAGAATCAGACAATACCTCAGTATGTTTGAGTTTGCTATTCTTTTTGAGTTTGCTCATTAGAGACATAGATTAATCCTCTTTAAGATTTTTGTAATTAACGCATTCATCAATTAGTGGAATTTTATCGCTCATCGCTGAGAAAATTTTCACGTCACGATTTAAGTACTCTCCCTTATGACTTTTTGCCATTTTAATGTTCAAGTTGTTTTGATCTTTAACTCGAATAAATGTTGGAATAGTAGTCGTTTTTTCTTTTACCAAATCTCGAGCAGAAAATATTCTTCTAACCGCATTGAAATTTAGGTTATCAATTTCAATTGCTGCTTCGTAGAGTTGATTAAAAAATGTCTGTTTAACAGCAAGAAAACCACTAATCGCTAGTTTAGCAAACGCTGCTTCATATGGATTACACATCTCAATTGAAGAAGAATCAATTATTAGATTACTATAATTTCTATACACATCAATCAAAGCACTAGCAGAAGGAGGATAACCACCAACAATAATTAATGATGGATTAATTATCGATTCTATATCTTCTGCGTCATAGATTTCTGGATTATAAGCAAATCTTTTTTCGAAAGATTCAGTATCAATAGAAGATTGAATTCTTCCAATGGTTTCAGGAGAAACAGCTGTTTTTAAACAAATGCCTCCACCAGTTTGCTTAATTGTTTTTTGAATAGCAGTTATAATTTCACTATCGTCAATTGTGTCGTTTGAAAGAAGTTCAGTTGAATAACAAACGAACGTCAAGTTTGGTCCCCATGAAACTGACGCATCAATGTCATCAAACAAAACAACTTCAGTTTTATTTCCAGAAAACAACGTTTTTATTCCAACTGCTAGGGAGTTATCTCCAAGGACAGAAACTTTTAATTTAGCATTTGATTGCTGTTGTAATTTTTTTTCTTGCTCTTCTTCAAGCATCTCTGCTTTCAGATCAATTACTTCACTCATAATTTTTTCCTCTAGTTTCTATACACATATTCTAGTGCACTATCCGCTTCAAGTTCAAAGGGACGATTCTCGTACCAGTTACCAGTATCGCGATCGAATTCTTTACAGAGTTCAGCGATCTGTTTTGCTGTTATGGGATACTCAGACTTAACTGCGTTTCCCGCAATGGCAACCATAATCTGATACATCTTATGATACCATCCTGTTCCACTCAAAGCAATATATTCTTGCCCTAGTTTTTTTGGGAAGAAAGGGCAGTCTCGATAAGAAGACCAATTGACTGATGTATTAGTCATTTGCTCTTTTCTATACTTAACAACCTCTTCTCTAATTGCTTCGGGTAATCTATCTAGGAAACCTTTACCGCTGCTTGGTGCAGTATATTCCCACTTGTTCATAATATCTGCGGGATCCATAAACTTGCCTTCATTATGAAAGTAAAAGTTAAATGCATCTGGATACTGCGCAGGAACATAATACATTCTTGATAGATCTTTTGTTTGCTTATCTCCAATCTCTTTGGTTTCTTTCGTTATACCAAACCAAAAATGCGGTATCTCTTTCGCTGGGACTGTTCTTGTTAAGGGAAAAACCAATCGAAACTTAGGTTGTATCGGCGTAGATGATGCTGTAGAATAACAAACAAATTCATATTCGCCACATATATCCTGAAGATCAGTTATGTCGTGCCAAACGTCGCCATAATCATCAACATCAATAGCAGCCCAAGCGCCCCAATAATCAACATTTTTATTAGAACGCGTAGTGCCGGAAAAATAACAAGCAGGACTAATAAGAGGAGAAGAATTGTTTCCACCTTTCTGACCTTCCTTTTTAGATAAGTTACACAAAAGCGATTCGAACCCTTCCCAGGATTCAAATGCCATTCCGCGATGCGTTTTATTATCAAACGTGTTTTTGAATATCGTTAGAGAATACATGAAACAATTATGCCATATTCTGTCACAAATGTAAAGCGATAAGTCATTGATTATCCAAAGAAATCTTCAAGGGACGCTTTAGGTTCGTCCTGCCACCCGATAGCGTCGAGGAGAGGACGTAACGGTTCAAGGAATGTTTTGTCAAACATTTTCTCATAGTCCACGTATTTATGCAGTTTCAACTCAGTTGGAAATTCGTTCGGAAATGCGATGATATTTTCTTTGATAAAATTTGGTGTCCTGAGGTAAACAAACTTGATCTTCTCACCGTTCTTAATTAATTCATACTTGTTTTGTAATTTATTCTCCTTAATGTAATGATTATAAAGAAGCGACCCGCGCACATGAATTGGAGTGCCCTTACCATAGATCGTATTCTTATCACGAAACTTAGATATCTCTTTAGCAGTTCTTGGAAAGGCAACCTCCTCAGGACGAGTCGAACAAAACTCTTTCTTGAACTCTCGGATAAACTTCTGGGTCTCAGACTCAGACCCATTCAACAACACCTTAAAGATTTCCTGAAACTTATCACGGCAGATCTGGGGCGTGCTGGATTTAATCGCCTCAATACCCATGACCTTCATCTTAGGTTCAGTATATTGTACACCCTCGTTATTGTGTACCTGTAGTATATATCGCTTCTTAGCAGTCCAGATGCCTCGGTCGGCAATCGCTTCCCGCTTCATGATCATACGGTTTTCGTATGCCTTTGTTTCCTTTGCTTGTTTCTCATATGCCTTGGCAATCTTCTTCTCAAAATGTTCACAGACTTTATCAAGAAACTTAACTGGGTTCGCTGGTTTATGTTCAGTTACAAGAGGTGCCATGTTAATGTAAACTGAGTCAGTGTCAATCGCCAGGACATAATCTTCTTTAGTGCCAAGTATTTCTTGCATCTCATCATTAACTGCCTTCTCGGCGCAGAGGATCGCTCGTTGACCAGAGGTCGTAACTGCCTCAGCAATACGTAAATCGAAGTAACGAAAATACTTATTCGCGAGCGCACCATAGAGAGAGTTCATCAAGATCTTAACTGCCATCTGCTGGTTATCGTAGATCGTGATTTCATTCTCTAGTTTTTTAGTCGGTGCCTCTTGATATTTTCTCTTCGCCTCGAGCATTTTATCTTTCGCTTCAACGCGGTCAGCATAGAACTTCTTAATTACTCGGGGAATGATACCTTCAACATCATTACGATATCGAGTCCCGTTTGCTGCCTCGCAAATACCGTCTTCACTAATAGTCTCGGGCGACATATTATATTGTACAATGATATTGGGATAGAGAGAATTTAAATCAAAGGAACAAACCCATTCATGCATTCCAATCTTTGGATCTTTAACGAACCCACCAACGATTGATGACTTGAACTTGTCAACCTTTGGGGGAACGATGATCTTGAGTGGAATCAGTTCGTTGTATATAACAGAGTCCCATATACCAGTCGTGCCGAATGCATCATTATAATTACATTTCGCTTTGTACGCCATAGTCATAGCGAGCGTGATCAATGCCATCTTTTCTTCGAGACGGTCGACAAGTTCAACGTCTTTGATATTGTAGTCAATAAACTTTTGAAAGTCATGACGGTAAAGAGAGTGTAGCGAACCGTACTCTTCATAGGATAGTTTCTTCTCGCCGAGGACAACGTGGGCAATATGATCAAGTTTAAATGATTCCTGTTGTCCGTAGGTTAGGACGCCAAACTTTTGAAACAGATCATAATAATCGAGACTAGAGATACCTTCGAGTTCGTAGGTGAATGCTTCCTGACCCATGCGCGTATGGAACTTACGTTCTTTGACCAAACCCCATGGGGAGAGTCTTTTGTATTCATTGTTTCCGAGGACATGCTCAATTCTATTAACGAGATAAGGTATATCAAACATCTTGGTGTTCCAACCAGTTACAACGTCAGGGTAATTGACTGCGCTGGACCACCAACCAAGGAAAGAACGAAGTAAGTTTGCTTCGTTTTCACAAAGGAAATAATTAATATTTTTTTCGCTCAGGGTTTCATCATAGTGATATAATCCCCAAACATAATAGACGTTGTCGATATTATTCTTGCAAGTAATTGAGATAACTTGGTGGTTTGCCTGTGCTGGTTCTGGGAACCCTTCGTCTGAAGCAACCTCAATGTCTATTGTGGTGACGTTGATTCGGTCGCGGTCAAACTTAACTTCGTTCGGGTATGCGTGCGCGAGATACTGATACACAAAATTACTCATTCCGTGTATCTCGAAGTTTTGAACGTTTTTGTATCTTTCGTAGAAATCCCTCGCCTCGTTTAAATCGTCAAACTGCATAGGAGCAACAGGTTTGCCGTACAGGGTTTTGTATTCACCAGTGGCGTTTGGGGACTCAACGAAAAGGGTCGGTTTAAATTTTATTTTCTCTGAATGACGTTGACCGTCTTTGTATCCTCGATAGAGGATGTTGTTGCCGACTTTTGATACATTAGTATAGAATTTCATACAAGTATTCTATCCTTCTTTGAATCAGATGTCAAGAAAAATCATCTGTGGTTGCGTTTGAATAGTATATTCATTATGTGATCTTCCCGTGTTAGTCAAGCCAAGTTTTGGTATGTAACACTGCGTAACAGGAGCGAGGATACTCTCTCCAACGCCTTTAGCAGCATCGTTCGTATTTTTCGCTTTACAAAGTTCTCCTGTTTGTCCATCTTTAACATAAACTACAGACTGTAGATTATTTAACTTTCTCATCAAAGACATTGGACCTTTGAAGGATCCACCAAAATCATCCTCTAAATTATCACAGAACTGTTGTGCATATTCTTGTTTCAATGTATGACATTCAACAGCAATACCGACGTTCCAAACATCAAAAGAATCTATCTCAGATAAAAGATTACGAAAGATTTCTTCACGATCTCCTCTAAGGTAAGCATCGTGTTCCATAATAATAAATTTTTCACCGTTCGCAATTTTTTTAAATAACGAGTAATATGTTTCAAGAATTGCGATTTCAGTCGGAGATCTTTTTTTGCTTGGATTAAATCGTATTTGTTTAGATGGATTTTTTGGAGTGTAACATTGGTAAGGTTCTATATCAATAATATCTTTAACAGAATTAAAAGAAGAGATTGCGTGGTTTCTATACTCATTTGAAATCGGATTATTTAAATCCGTTATCATTAAAGCGTGGTGCATAATATAATCCTTAAATGGTGTGGTGTTTTTGAGGAGGAACACCACAAAACCTCTAGTAGCGTTTCGAGAATCCTTTATCTCTAAGTACGCTACGGACTTTTTTAATCTTCTTTATACCACTGATAACATTCACGCTTTGTTTCAAAGACTTTTGCTGCGACTTCTCTTTCGCAAGTTCTTTTTAACTCAGCACGTTCACCAGAGGATGCAATAAAGAATACTGCCGCTAACACTAAACACATTTGCATAATATTCTCCTTAGATCATCGGCATGTAGGTAGCATTCACCATAAGTTCGGGGTACATGATTGGACCCGCAAACCCAAGGATACAACCACCAATAACAATTGCTGCTAACATGTAGTTTCTGATTTTAATAATCATGATAACACCACCAATGCAATCATTGCAGGGGCAACTAATAATGTGATGGCAATTGTGTATACTGCTTGAGCAGTCTCGTTATATAAAACTTTCATTTTTACGTCCTTATGAGTGAGATTGAATTTGGATCTTTCTCGGACGCTGTTCTTCGGGTAGTTCCACTCTCAATTTAATGACTAGTAGTCCGTTGACGAATTCAGCTCCATCAACGACAACGTGGTCAGCAAGTCTAAAAGTTTCCACGAACTTCTTCGTTGTAATACCCTTGTGAAGATACTGTCGAGTATCGTCTTCAGGATTACCGCGAATCACCAAGACGCCAGGTTTTGCTTCGATCTCTAGATCTTTCTTCCTGTAACCACCGAGTGCAAACTCCATGGCATATTCCGTATCACTATACTTAACAATATTGTGACGGGGAAATCCCTTTTCGTTAGCGCCAGCAGCAGTTAGTCTTTCGATCTCATCCCAGACATGGTCGAAACCAATGAAACGAGAATGTGGAAATGAAAACACTTTAGTACGTGTAGTAACCATATTTGCCTCCTTATCTTTAAGCAAGGTTGTTGTCTATCCTCCGGACCATTCCGCGAGGACGGTAATATATATAACTTATTTTTCTGCTAGAATCAAGTTTTTTACTTATTTCCGATATTATATTTCGGACAAAGTTCCCACTCGTGTTTTTCTTTATGAGAGATAATCTTAATCTGCCTGAGAGGTGCACACTCTGCTGCTTTAGAGCGGTCATTAATAGTAATCAACCCCCAGTCGCTCAGCAATGTTGCTATAGTGTTTCTTCTTAAAACATCATTCTCTTCTAGGTTAGATTTCTTACCATCTAACAGGAACAACTCTTTGAAGTGAACAATAAAGTAACGACCCTGCTTATGTAGAATATGACAGGATTGAAACAGTTTGTTTTCTTTTCTTGACGCGACGCCAATACGAGTTAAAGTTTCTCGGACCTTTAGAAAATCATCGGGTTCATTTAACGTCACCTCAAGCATATCTGCTGGTGACCAAATTTTATCTTCTTCCACCTTTCTGCACCTTGTTTCTAATTATTTCTTTTTGTTCAGGTGAAAGCAGGTCAAGAGACTGGCGTGCTTTTTCGTTGCTATATCCATAATACTCTTTAATCGCTTCCACATCATCTTCTCTCTCAGGTTTAATCCATTTAGAGAATCTTTTGCGCTTACGAATAATATTTAGTAAAAAATGATATTGCAACTTATTATCGATCTGATGATACCGATTCATCTCGTTTGCAACAATAACAGTGTCTTGAAAGTAAGATAACTGACGATTGATCAAAAATGAGTTGTATGCCTTCTCGGTAAGATCATCATCCATTATATCTTTTTTGCTGTAGTTAATAGAATTAACAAACTCAAACGGATTCATGATCGTCCCTCAACATATGATGCTTTGGATTCCAACCCAAGTTGAAAAGTTCTTTAGAGTTCGCACATGTATGCTCGCGCTCGCCAGTGACTTCTCGAACAGGTAAGTTGTTTCCTGGCCAAAGTTTATCTGCCATTTCTTTAACAGAAACAGGTTCTCCATTACCAACGTCAATCGCTCGGTGAAATTTGAGTTTCGGAATGTTATCAAGGCAAATATCTATTGCCTCACAAACGTCTTCAACATGCGTCCAATCGCGTGTATGATTGGTAATATACTCAACCTTTCTTTTAAGCATCTTATCATAAAGCATATCAGGTCGAGAATCAACCCCATAAACAGTATGAAATCTAAGACCAATTGAATTAGGAGGTGCTATCTCTTCAACTACCTTTTTAGTAGTAGCGTAAGGAGACAACCACCATTCGTAAATGCTCGAAGAAGACGCATAGATTATAGGAACATCTTTATACTGATTAAAAATATTCCTTGATCCGTCGACGTTCATTTCCCAAAACTGCTGAGGTATCTCGTGAGATCTCCTAACACCAGCGTATGCTCCAAGATGTACAACTGCCTCAATCGAAGGATCCCGAGTGTGCTTGCGTATATCATCATTGTCTTCTTTCATATCAAGACAAAGGAAATCATATTTTCCAATATACTGTTTGAAAAAATTACGTCCGATAAAACCACTCGATCCTGTTAATAGAACTTTCATTTAACCTCCACGTTTGCCATAATCTCAGTCAGACAAGCAACAAGGTTAAGTTCATGATCAGCAACGAACGCATTCTTATATTGATAGTCTGCCATAATCAATACCAATTGCGGTATTGAAGCAGGTTCTACGCGCTCGTACATCGAGTCAAATATATGACGAAGAACCACAGTCATATCTAGGTCAACGTTATTAGCGACCCAGGATCTCATCTTTTTAAACTCTTTGGTCTTAAGAATTTCAAATAGCGTATCGAAGTTCTTATCGATAGAGTTAGAAAGAATCTCAGTGGTAAGTTGTCCACCAATACTGTGGCGCTGACACTCGGATATGATTCGACGCCAATCAGGAGCGTGTTTCATAATCATCTGAGCGATTAGGTCTTTGTTAAATTCAACTTGTTCAGACTCAAGAATGTAAATCAATCGCACAAAGAAATCAGCACAGAGACTCTGCATTTCTTTCTTAGTAGTATTGAATTCATAAACACCACATCGAGAATGCAGCGGTTCAATTATTCTGTTCTTGAAGTTACAAGTTAGAATAAATCGACAGTTCTGAGAAAACTCTTCGATGAATGCACGAAGAGCAGGTTGAGTTGATTGAGGATTAAGATAATCCGCTTCGTCAAGGATAACAACCTTTAAGTCACCAGTGAGGGAGATCGAAGAGGCGAACCTCTTGATCTTACCCCTCAAGGTGTCAATGTTACCTTCTTCTGATCCATTGACCACGATATAATCGTAACCAAGTTCATCACAGATTGCTCGAGCAACAGTTGTTTTTCCAAGACCCGCCGAACCAGTAAAAAGCATGTTCGGTAGTTCTTCCTTGTCGACTATATTCCGGAATGTAGTCTTCAAGGATTCAGGAAGAATTGTATCTTCTATTTTGCGGGGTCGGTATTTCTCGACCCAAAGAAAGTCAGTAGACATGATTTACTCCATTTCATAATATAATAAAGGTTCAAGGTGGAGTAATCAAGTTATTTCTTTTCTTTCTTTTCCGCTTCTTCCTGTGCTGGCGTTTTCAATGGTGCATTTTGCGCGTTCTCAACTACTGAGATTAACGCAATACACTGGTCACGTAATTGACCAATCGTGGCGAGTTCTTCGCCTTTAAAACCACCTCGCGCTGCAATCGTGTCAATAACAGCAACAGTGCTGCGCGTGACTCGATTCGCGAGATCAATCATTTGTTGATTGTCCGACATAATTATTCTCCGTACGTACTGGATTTTTCGAGTGCTACCCAATATTCGATAGCGGTTTCTTTGTTAACAAAGTGCGAAATTAATTTAGAGGAAATTGAAACATCATAATTACCATCAATCATCTTAAGATTACTAATGTTAAATACGAAGTTAAAATTCTCGCTGTTTACCGTACCGTTGACGTCAATTGAAAAGACGTTGGAAGTCTTGTCGTTGTTGTCAATTACCGATAAACTAATCACACCATTTGAAGCAGAGACTGACATCTCTGTATGTCCGAGAACAGAAGATGCTTTTTTAACCCGACGTAATACTTCTTCATCAAGTTCAAACTTCACTTCTGCCTCTGGCATTATAATATCTTTAGAGGGTTTAGTCAGCATATCAAGATCAGAATAAAAATACTTGATTCGTGATCTACCGCTACCATCACCAATTAAGACATGTGTGCTCTCAAACTTTAGTCGAGCGTCGTCAACCAAAGAGATAACACTTAGGAATTCGTTGAGATCATAGATTCCAAATGTAGATGGAAACTCGTCATCAAGCACCGCTGTACTCAAAACGTTTTTCGCCTCTGAGATAGTCTTAACAACTTTGCCTTCATTAATAACAACGTTGGGGTTAATAGAAGAAAAGTTGCGCAGAATCTCTACAGTCTTTTCACTTAGTTGCATAATATATCCTTTTGTTTATTTCAGTGCATTATATTATATTTAAGAAGAATAATCAAGCGACCTTGCTGAAATTCTTCGCCTTAACAAACTCAATCTTACGATCGAACTTATTGTCAAGAAGTTCACCTTTGTGAGAGATAACAAACACATTCGTTGTGTTATCTAATGTATCTAATATCTTCATTAGATTCTCAACACCGTCTGCGTCTAGGGATGAGTCAAACGTTTCGTCGAGGATTAACAGATTAGTAGCAACGCTGTTCTTCATCTTAGCGATTTGACGCCAGGTAAAAAGCAGAGCAAGATCGATACGTTGTTTTTCACCCTCGCTGAAAGAATCATAAGAAAAAGCATCGCGGTGTCGCGAGCGAATAGTTTCTTTGAATGATTCGTCTAGATCAAAGTGTACATAAAAATCTAAAATTTGTAGATATTGATTTGTGAGTTTATTTATAACAGGTAAATACTGTTTAATAATCTTTGTCTTGATTCCAGTATCTTTTAGTAAGGTAGTAATTACTGAATTGTACTCTCTTTCTTCAGCGAGTTTGAGTCTTTCGGTTGTATGTATTTCCTTCGTATTTCTGAGACTCTCAAGTGTATCTCGTGCGGTTGACATGCTATCCATACCTGTCGAGAGTTCGGAAACGTCACTCTGTAAAGAATTAACTCTTTTCTTTGCCCAACTAATTTTCTCTTGTACCATTTTCGCATCATCGATTCGATTATTCTCTTCAAGATATTTGGTCTGGACTTCATCAATCGAAACTTGTAGCGTTTGGAGTTGGGTGGTGAGATCATTTGAAGCATTAATAATCTCTTGTTTTTTATCTTTGCTCTCAGTAACTTTGTTTTCCTTAGTAAGTTCTGTAATTTCCTGGTCACAAGTCGGGCAGGTATCGTTCTCCTCATAGAATAATATATCCTTGTCAAACTTCTTAATCTTTTGTTCGAATTGAAATTGATATTTCTCGAACTCCATTTTTTTCTTACCAAGTTTGTTCAGGTTAACATTCAGTTCATCTAGGATTTCTGTTTGTATACCCTCGAACTCACTCTCAAGGCGGGCCAACTCTGCTTGCTGCTCTTTGAGTTCAGTTTCTTTTTCCCTTTTCGCAGATTCAGAGATTTTTTCTAACTCACAGATATGTTTCTTCTGTGCGTCTATTTTAGTTTGTACGATTTCAAGGTCGTGCGAATTATTTAAAATATTATCCTTCAACTTTGCTGTTTGCTCTTTGAGGATAGTATTCATTTTTGAGAACACGTTAATATCTAGTATATCTTCAATTACCTCTCTCCGAATGTGAGACGGTAATTGCATAAAAGGTATAAACGATGAACTTCCCAATACTACAACTTGATGGAATGATTTATGATTTAATTTCAGAATGTTTTGTTCAAGTATTTTTTGATACTCTTTATTATGAGAATCCTGATTAATTAATTCATTATTCTTCCATATCTCAAATATCGTTGGTTTTAAACCACGAACAATCTTAAATTGTTGCCCAAATACAGTAAACTCAACCTCAACCAAACAGTTTTTATTATTAATACTATTAATTAACTGTGGTTTATTAACATTGCGATGTGCTTTTCCAAACAAAGCAAAAGACAACGCGTCAAGCATTGTCGACTTACCCGCGCCGTTTTGTCCTACAATTAGCGTAGAGTTTGACTTGCTAAGTTCTAGTTCTACAAAGTTATCGCCAGAGGAAAGAAAATTTTTGAACCGTAGTTTATTAAAAACTATCACGCAATCTCCATAGTTTGTGCTTCAATCATCAAACGCCTTACATCAGATTTAATTCTATCTTTGTCAAGATCAGTATCAACTGCATCAATGTAAGTATATAATAAAGTTTCAGTGTTTTCAACTGATATTTTATCGTCGAGCACATTTGATCCTGAAAAATCTTGAAAATTCTCAACGATTTGTAAACCAAATATTTTTCTAGCGTTTATTTTATCAACAAATTTCTCAAATTCTACTGGGTTTGATTTATTAACAACAATCAATTTAACAAACTTATCATCTAGGTGCGATAAATTAGTCAGCGCTGATTTGTTATCGTCATAATAAATTTTTTCAAATATTGTTATTGGGTTCTCAACTGCTTGAAGTTCACGAGTTTCAGTATCAAGAACATGAAAGTATTTTCTATCGTCGCAATCTGACCAAAAGAACTGCATCTGAGAACCAAGATAATGAACATTATCGTTCTGTGACTTAGTATGAAAATGACCTGAGAGAACTGCTTCGAAACGGGAAAATAACGAATGATCCATACCCGCTGGACACGACACGCCTTTTTGCATTTCGAACCCAAATAATTCTAAGTGTGCTCCAACAACATCAGCAGTGCAATTATTAATAAACTGAACTGTTTCTTCTTCATTGTCTGGATTAATCCAGGGGATTAACGCTATCTTTAGGCTGTCATATTGTTCTACGGTTGGTTTCTCAATAATACGAACCTCGTTCATATAATGACCAAGAAGTTCTTTCAACGCATTTAGTTTATTGGTGTTTTTGTAGTAGACATCGTGATTCCCAGGAATAATATCCATGTGAATATGCATATCCCTAAGAACGTCAAGGAATATCCTACGATTGTGATTAAGTGCTTTAAAATTGATCGAAGTCCTGTTTTCATAATAATCTCCCAGATGAATAATTTTCTTAATATCGTTTTCTTTTAAAAACGGAAAGAACACATCTCTATAAAACTTTTCCTGATAATCCATAAAGATTTCAGAAGAGTTTCGTATACCACAATGAGTATCGTTTAGTATTGCTATTTTCACCAGTTATGCACCACGGTTGCCATAATAAAAAAACAAGTCATGAAGTTTACTCCAACAATTACTGTTCGAAGTAAAGCAACATAATCATCGTAAGGTTCGGTCTTATCGTCTGAGAATCCACCAAGAGCATATTTCCAGATCGTCCAGAGTTTCATTAATTCACCAAGAATTCGGTTAAGTCAGAGTCCGCGTGTCTCGTTCTTCTTCTAGTTTTTTCTTCTTTGACATATTGAGTAAATTGGTTATCGTGTTCTTTGACAACATCGATTCTTTGTCTTAATTCATCAACAAATGCTTGGGTTTGTCTTGATGCTTCATCATTATCTATCTCCTCAGAAACAAGAAGCTCTAAACCCGACTCAGCGAGATACTTTAATTTGATATCTTGCTGTTTCTTTTCTTTTTGAATTCTTCGTAAAAATGCATACCAAGCAATCTGGGTAAAATATGCGAAAGCATTTGGTTTACCTGTCCTGGTTGCAGTTTCCAGATTATAATTCTCAATTGCTTTGAGGCAGTTCTCTACTGCATCCATAACCATTTCTTCGCGATAGGTATAACGAACAAAGTTTGCTTTGTGTGACAACCCTTCAGCAATTTTAAGGAAACATCTTGCCACATAGTCAGGAATGATTGGCTTAGGTTCATTATTCTCTTTCGCTTGGTTAGCAGAACTTACGTACTTTACGACTGCTGCAGAAAATTCTGCGTTGTTAACGTAATGGGGTTTTTCACTTGGTTTCATAATTGCCTCAAATAGAAAATTATACTATAAATTTAATTTGTAAAAAAGGTTGCTTTTATTAAAAAAATTCAGTAGAATAAGAGCTTAGCGGTTGCCGGAGGATCATACTAATTTCTTGGGAACTGAATTATATTATTTTTAGCAGAATCTAACGCTTGTGCGTTTGCTATCGAACCTGCGATCTCACTTAATTTCTGCATTCTCTCTGCCAAATAATATTGGTTTCTTTCTTCATCGGTGTCGTGCATATCATGTACAGCATCAAAATACTGATCTTTTAAATGAGTGTTAGGATCAGCAACTGCAGTTATGTGTTCGCTCTGAATAGAAATAATATTATAAGGACTTTCTTGATAATGTAACCAAGGGCGAAAAACATAAAACTTTTGATTACCCCTACCTACTGCTTCAATACGCATAGCATCTTTAACGAGAAGTTCATCATCCCATTCCATAACATTGCAAAGTATTTCTTCACCGTTCGTAAATTTTATTTGTCTTATTGTCATGAAATATTTACTCTGGTAACTTTAAAATTAAACTTCTCATTCTTATATATTTTTATTCTTTCGGCGCTGTGCTGCAAGGTAAAATTTGGTTTCCCTTTTGATCGTAAGTCATCGGCAATATCGTAGAGTTTTGTTTCGCGACCATCTTCCGACACTCGCAACCCACGTCCGATTGACTGTAATACTCTGATTTGAGATTTTGAAGGAGATGCAAAAATGATATTATGCAAATTCCTAATATTAATCCCAGTAGAAAAGGTGCCCAAGGATGCGATAACCACTGCGTCGGTTTGAGTTTCGACAATTTTTCTAACATATTCTCTATCGCTTGATTTAGTTTCGCCAGATACATAAAATAATTTTCTTTTGGTTTCTAGTTTGTCTTCGATTAAATCTCTTAATACCTTACCGTGTTTATCTACCAAATTAAATAAGACAAGAGTGTTGCCATCCAAACTACAGCATAGATTGCGAATAAATAAATTGCGACCTCTATGACCCACCAAGAAATCAATTTCTTCTTGATACGTTTTATTTTCGAATCCATCGCATACTTCCTTAGGATAAGTAAGTTGTATGATATCAATATTTAGGTCTGCAAGTTTCTTTTCTTTCTGCAGTTTAGCAGTTGTTGTTACTTTATAAACAGGACCAAATAAACCTTCTAAAACCATTTTGTGTGTTTGAGTTCCGTCGAGCGTACCTGTTGTACCAAAACGATACTCAGCATTAATCGCTTTATTCATAATAGAAGATAAAGACTTCGCTTTAAATCCATGACACTCGTCGCCGAATATGACGCCAATGTTTTCAAACCACTTACCGCTGAGTTTATAAACAGATTGCCAGGTTGTAATGATAATTCTTTTGTCGGTGTCTTTATCTTTACCAGAATAAATCTGGTGGCAATGAGTCTCTGAATCAAACCCGTACTCGTCAAAGTCAGAATACATCTGTTGTACGAGTCCTGTAGTCGGCACCACGATTAAAACTTTCTGATCTTCGTTATGTTCAAGGAACCAACGCATTAACAAATAGATTATAAACGATTTACCTGAACCCGTCGGAGAAACTAGAACTGCACGTTTCTTTTCTATTGCGTGGGTTATTGCGTCATACTGATAATCGCGCGGTAGGAAAGGTAAGTTCTCGAACTGAGAAATGCTTTTGAGTAGTTCAATATGATTTACTTTATTTTGATCGTTTGGTAAACCATATTTTGTTTCTTTAACAGAAACGCCATATCCTCTTTCCATAGCAAACTTTTTAATCTGCCAGAAAAGACCTGCACTAATCTCGCCGTTGGTTCGATTAAATAAACGTATCTTACCGTCCCAAACTTTACGGCGATACGCTGGCATAAACTTATAACCAGGAACAAAGAAACAAAAATAATCTGAAAGTTCTTGAGCAATACCGCTAGAACAATTCACGCGAATCATGCTATAATCTTTCAGTGTTGTTTCTATGGTTTCCATTAAACGCCTGATTCAAACTTACGCCAATCAATCATGTTCTTAATTGTTTGATGGCGCCATGTTATATGAGAAAGTATTTCTTTCAATGTATCTATTACAGTAGTAAGGTAATCTATTTTCGCTTGCGATTCAACGAGCTCTGGATCAGCATTAACATAATGTTCCATCTCGCCTTTAAGTATTTTAAGACCATCAAATGGGTCTGGGTCCCACCCGAGTTCTTCAACTTCTTGCTGACTCAGTTTACCATTATACCATAACCATTTCTTTTTCATTAATGATTTCTGTTTATACTCTGCCTGTTTTAATTGTAACTTAGCATTAGAAAGCAGTTCTAGATATTTAGAATGAAGAAAAGGAGTCAATCTAGAAGATTCGTCAAGGTAGTTAGATTCTAGTTGTGAATCTTCTTTCCACTCTTCGAGGATTTTATTCAGGTTCATAATGTAATTTCAGTCAAAAGAGTTAGTATACTATACTATTTCGAAATAAGCAAATCTAAATGATGATGTGAAAACAAGTGGTGTGATGTCAGTTTGAGTCGCTGTCATTTCAATATCGCTAATAGAGGTAGGAAAGGCATTATAATATCGTATTCTCTTATTAGGGTTGTTCGAAGAAGTAAGCATTGATACTGTGATGTCACACTCTGTTGGAATTTCTGTAATAGTTTCTTCATCGAAACCTCCAAGACTAATACCTTTAAATGATGTAGTGTTGTTTTTTTGAATAATACGAACCAACCAATTATACATTTCAGTATACGAGTTCATATCTTCGTCAATTAAGAAAGTAACGTTAAGATCTCCAAACGAGATATTATCACCAGGAAAAGCAAGACGAGTTCTTCTAACGGGTAATTCTACGCCAGAAACATTAACAGTTGGATGATAAACTGCCTGCGCAAAATATTCAAGGTTTGGATAGTTTTCACGATTAATCGTGATACCAAACCCAGTAGGTTGCAGGTAATTAATGTTTGTTGTTAATGCCATTGTTTATACCTGTTGGGTTGCTGCATCAGAACCGATCGGACTTGTACCTATATTCGAAGAATTGGACTCAGATGAAAAAGTGAATTTTTCAGTATTTGTCAACGTAGTAAAGGTTGGTGATGTAATGATACCACCTGCTTTATATCCAGCAGTCGTTGAAGAACAACCACCTGATCCATAACTGGCAGCTGTTAAATCTGCTACATCAGTACCATTACCGTCAGAACTAAAAGACCATTTTTGAATTGTATTAGTGTAAGTAGGACTAATGTTTCCTCCCATAATGTAACCATTTTCTGTTGACGCTACTGCAGCACCAGAGTGATGTGCTAAAAATAAATCACCAACATCACTAACAGTATCTTCAGCAGCGAAAGGAAATTTTTCAATATTGTTAAGATAAGCACTTACAGCAGGGTTTTGTCCACCTGCTATATAAGCATATGTTGGACTAGGGACTCCACTAGAATAACGCATCTGAGGACTGACGTTTGTTAGTCCTGAGATTATAGCAGCATTTGATGTTTCGTTCGCAAAAGTATATTTATCAGTAGCGTTAGCAACAGTAGGTGAAGCAACAGGATTACCTGCTGTAGCGTACCCGTAACTTTCATTGTGGTTGGCAGCGCCGCCACCGCGAAAAGTGGACAGATCTGCACCAGTGTCAGAAGAACTCGCTGCAGAAGACATTGGGAATTTTTCAATCTGCGTTAAGTCGAAGGCAGTAACTGGACTGCTTGAACCACCAGCAATATATCCATTTGTAGAATTAGACCATCCGTGCGCATTATTCATCGCAACAGTTGTGCTCCCTTGAGAACTAGATCCTGTATCGGACGTAAATGGAATTTTTATGATTGATGAACTGCTTGTCCCGCCGCCTCCTGGATATAATAAAGAACCAGAAAAAAATCCACTCGTTTCGCCACCATAAACAAATGATGGTGCTGACGGAGTTACTGTATACGTTTTCCAAACAGTCGTACCAGAACTGTCCTGTTTAAAATACAACTTGCCTTCATTCTGTACGAATGCTATCATCTCAGTATCAGCAGCACTGTCAGTTAAATCAGGCAAAACAGAAGCAGACGCTACCTGCTGAACCATAGTACCATCTCCTCTTTTTGCTGCTTTGAGAAGATAGATTAAATCTTGAAGATTAGAGGTAGAAGAATCAGCAGCATAAATTTTCTTTTGTACTGCTTCCATTACTTCTTTAAGATTAACTGTTGCCATGGAATTCTCACGAGTAATATTACAACTCTATTTATAATAAATTTGACGCAAAAAAAGGGGGACCGAAGTCCCCCAATTAATCCGAATGGATGTCACCAATCGGCAACTATTGTTCTTCTTATTAGGTCAAAATATTATCGACGCGGAAGATACGATAGTATTGGTTAGTACGTACTGTAGCAAGACCGTTAGCAGGAGTTGAACCAACGTATGGGTTGGAAGCCATGCCATAACGAGTCTTGAACCCGATACGTGGCTGGAAGTCATTCTCACCAACCGCACGTACCATTTGGAGGGGCACGTAAGGACAGTAGAACACACCAGCGTCATATGGGTTAGTACCCTTATAACCAACTGTGATGTAGTCAGCGCCAGCATATGGATCGATGTAAACGCGAACTCGACCATTCAAAGTACCAGCGAAAGTGTTACCTGTGTCGTCAACTTGCAAAGAAGTAGACATAGCAGGAGTATAATCAAGCATACCTGAAGCAGAAAGAGCAGTCGCGACATCTGAAGAACAGATTACAACGTTACCCTTACCACGACGAGTGTCTTTAGCGATTTGGTTACACTCACGATCCAACTGAACTACAAGACCCTTGAATTTTTCTGCAGACCAACGACCATCAGCGTCTGTAGAAAGATCAAAAATACCTTTAGTTTGAAGGTTAGACGTAGTAGCACCAATCAATGCTTGAGAGTTAATCGTACGAATTACTTCGCGGTTAATCTCAGCAAGGATTTCTGTTGACAGAATATTAGCAAGTTCTGTCTCAGCGTCAAGACCATGAATTGCTTTCAAGTCTTGAGCGAGTTCAAGCGTGTATTCTGCTTTCAGAGCACGTGATTGTGCAGTTACTGTTGCTTTTTCAATGGTGAAACCCATTTCTGCAAAAGCAGATCCAGTGTTACCCAAAGATTCAGCGTCAGCAGTAGACATACCAGCACCAGCAGGAGGAGTTCCAATTCCATTAGGAATATAAGAACCGCCTGAATCAGCGATAGAACTGTCGTTATCTGTATCAGTAACACCGTCCAAACCTGATGAATAACCAGATGAAGTTATTGATGAATCACCAGAATATGCGGCGCGTGGTTCATTAAACAACGCTTCGTCGCCAGTAGTAGCGCCACCACGAGTAGTCTTATAGGTTGACTTCATAGCGAAGATCAAACCAGTAGGACCAGACATAGGTTGAACACCACAAACGTCATATGCCATCAAGTTAGGCATTGCACGACGCACGAGGGCGATAAGTACTGGGTTCCAGTTAGCAACGTTAGTCGTTACGTTTGCTGGAGTTTCGTTAAGCATTCCATTTTGAGCAGCCTCTTCACGGAAAGCGATTTCTTGGTTTTCGAGAACAGCGGCAGTTACTGCACGACGATGAGCGTCCTGGATCTTACCAGCAGACTCTTCGTTGAGTACAGGTGCCCATTTCTCAACTAATTGATCATAAGAAACTTGTTGCATTGTTTACTCCTTATGCATTTTCTTGATTGATTTAAGATAGAGATCCATTGCGCTTGATGTTTCAGTTACGTCAGCGCTCCAATCTTCAGCGATTTCTTCGGACTCAGTTGCAACTGCTTTCTTGAAATAAGATTCTTTAACAGTCTTAACTTTATGAGCGAAAGACTCTTGGTCTTCAAAGTCAAGTGAAGATACGAGTGACCTCAGTTTTTCTACTTCGGTATCAGCGAGGTCACGTGCATTCTCACGAATCACAGATTCTCTTTGATACTCTTCCATTTTTTCTTGCATTGCAATAGCAGCAGAAGTTTGTGCGTTGAGTTTTTCTTCCAACTCATCAACTTGTGCAGCGAGTTCGTCAACTAGGTCAACTTTGGACTCAGGTACTTCGATGTGAGACTCAACAAACAACTCCTTGAGTTTGCCCATAAAGTTCTCAGCGATTTCAGTACGTAAACCTTGCTCAACAGCAACACGGTTTTCTTCCATCCAAGTTTCAACAACATAGTTGAGGTAGGAATCAACCTTCTCGACCATATCAGAACGTGATGACTCAAGTTCTTCTTCCAGTCGTGATTGATAATCATCTTCCAATCGATCAACTTCTTCAGCGATCTTGGAACGAATTGCAGTTTCGAAAATTACAGCAGTCTTTGACTTGAATTCATCAGAAAGAGTTGATTCTGATTCAACGAGATCTGTAAGTTCGGCAGAAAAATCATAAGACATTTCTGGAAGTTCGACAGTTTCGTCTTCTTCCATTTCGCCAAACTCTTCATGCATTTTAGAATACGCGAGAGCGAGGTCTTCTTTCTTCATACCTGCCATCTTTGTATACATTGCATTGATCATGCCTGCTTTAGTTTTCGGCATCGGATCCTGTTTAGTGTTATCACCCTTACGAGCTTTTGCTTTTTTGCCAGGTTCAGATGCTTTATCCACGGACGCTACGCTTTGCGCTTCTGCGTTTTTCATGTCGTGACCTTCCTCGACTTGGTTGTCCTCATCGTGAAGTTCAACATTGTCTAAGTATTCTTCAGACATATTTTACTCCTTAAAGTTCGATTTAAGCAACGAGAGGAAATTTTTAAACTCACGAACTTGCGTCTCGTAGAGATGCTTGCGCGGAGCTGTTTTAATTTCAGTCTCCATTTCTTCAATTACTTGAGGTTCGATAATGCCATTGTTCCAAACCCATTCAACACCTTCCATAATTCCATTAACGAAAGCTGCTGGTGCTGATGGATCTTGTACAATGTCTACTGTATTAAGAATGAAGTCATCCTTAACGTACATAGTACCACCACGATTCTCAAGACTACCCATACCACGAGTTGAAACACCTAATCTGACGCCCCCATCTAACAATCCTTTAACAATCTTGCCATTAGGAGTATCCAGTATAGATGCTTTTCCAACCACATCATTGCCCTCGAAGCGAAGGTCAGTGATGAGGTGAGAAACTTTATCTAAATTAACAGTCGGACCCTCTGGATGATTTAATTCTCCAACTGCTCTCTTTTGTGAAACTTGTTCAACCACATATTTGTCGACTGCCTTTTCCATAATAGGGCGAGGATAAATGCGACCGTTACGATTCTTTTGTTCTGCTTGCGCAAAAACGCCTTCAATGGCGTAAGACTTTTCACCGTTTTCTTTTTTCTCGGTGATAACTTCTAAATCGTGTTCGATATACTCTGCGATCAGTTTCATTTGAGTTCCTTAGCGAATTGGATTCCCATCCTTTGCGCTTCTGATTTAGATCTATATGTATCTAACTTGTCACCGTCTACATAAACCACAAATCCCTTATCGGTTTTATGAACCATTACTTTGACTTTACCAACCTTTTTGTCAAAGACATGCTCTCCAGGAGGCATCTTGCTGGTCTTTTCTCGTATTTGTGTAAACGATTTCATGTTATTTATTTATAAAAAATTAATTTTCAGAAGGATCTTCTTCGTCGTCTTCTTCCCACTCTTCGTCATCATCATCTTCGTCTTCTTCGTCGATTTCTTCATCATCTTCGTCGAAGTCTTCTTCATATTCAATTTCTTCATCATCATCACCATCGTCTTCATAATCATTGAAGATTTGATCGGCGAGTTTCATTTTAGTTTGATCTAATACGTCAGTGATCTTATCGTTGACTAAAGAATTAAATCCTCTTTCTGCATTAGTGAAGTCGCCGTCTTCAATGTGTTTAAGAAAATCTAAAATACCCTGTTGGTTTGAAGGCATTTCAATTTCTTGTTCGTCGGCAACCAATGCTTCTTGTTCAGACATAATTTACTCCTCTTTCTCTGCTTTAGGTGGCTGAGGTTTCTTTTCCTGTGCTGCTGGAGCAGATTCAGGAGGTTGACCCTCTTCTTCGCCTGTATCAATATCACCAGAACTGATCTCTTGATCAATTTCTTTCTTCATGTCTTCGATATCTTCATCAGATAATCTCATAACATTTTTCATAATCCATTCTTTAGAGAAGAATTCTCCAACGAACGGTTGAATCTCATTCATTGTATTCAATTTCTCTCTAAGGATTTCCATTTCTTTCAATTCTGTGAAATGGTTATCTTTAACGAAATCTACTACAATGTCGTTTTTCCACTCATCCCAATCTTGATCAGTAATAACACCTTTAAGGATAAGTTGTTTCTTGAGGATATTGAGAAATACGTTAGCAAATTTCTTTCTCAATCTATCAATAAACTTTTGAAACTTTAGTTCGTCCCTAGTAATTTCTGTTGAACGACCCAAAGAAAACTGTGCTTCTTGTTCCAAACGGTTTATTGGAACATTCAATGAACGATATAATCTCTTTTGAAAATAAATTATATCATCAATCTGACCAAGGTTCTCGCCACCAGGCAATGTAGAGATTTCAGTACCTCTACCACCTTCACGACGAGGCAACCAAAAGTCTTCAAGCATTGACATATGTTTACGATCATCTTTCATTTCACCTGTGCTGGCGTCGTAAACTAATTTGTTACGATATTTCGCCATAATATCTTTCATATATTGTTCTGCTTTACCTGTAGGTAAATTACCAACATCAATATAAAAGATTCTTCTTTCAGGTGCTCTTGCTAATCGATAGATTACAAGAGAGTCTTCCATCATACGTAACTGGTTGATGGGTTTTAATGCTTTATGTAAATGTGAAACTACTTTTTTCTTTGTTTCGTCTAACATGCCCGAAGTCACATATGTGATCGAGTCAAGAGACATTTTAACACCAGAATTTTGCTGTCCTGGTTTATCTTCAAAAATATAGAATTCGTCTATTTTGTCAACGAGTTTTGCCCCAGTAATCGGATCTTTTTTATACTTAATGTTTTTCACTTTGCGAATCTTTGACGCGTCAATACTTCTAATCTCTTGAATACCTGCTTTGAGATTGCTTTCGTTTACTAGTAGATGATAATAGATTCGACCGTCAACATACCAAGATCTGAAAATATCATGCCCAAGTTCATTGAACTTTAACATTGAAACAATATTCTCAAACTCTTCCGTAATTTGATCTTTGATTTTATCTGGTGCTTCAACTTTGTCGAGCGATAACTCAACAGTTGATTCTAATTCTGACGCTGAAATTGATTCATTAACGATTTCTTCAATCGCCATATCAACTTCAGGATGCATCGCTACACCGCGATATCTCAAAATAAGATGATGATTATCCTTAGAGTTATCACCATCCATGTTAATGTATTGACCATAATGACCAGCGGTAGCAGAAACATATCCTGCTCCATCATCATCAACAGGTGGAACGACTGAAGGGAGAACTTTTTTCTCCTTCGCTCCTGCCCTTTTTATTTCAAATCCAAATAATTTTAAAACGCTGTCGTCTGCCATTTAATTTTCTCACAGTGTTAAACACAAGGGACTCCAAATTAATGAAGTCCCAAGTATTTATTTTGAGATTAACTCGTGGTATTTGATTCCCAGTATTGAATCTGGAACTCAACCGTAAACCTTTCGATGTCATCTACAGTAGCATAGTTGACATCAATCGGACTTACGTTTGTTGGGAAACAACCCCTGAAGTTATACTTCTTAACAGAGGTACCGTCTTTATCAAGTTGCTCGACCAAAAGGTCTGCTTGATAATCAACAGGATTGGTTAATCCCGTATTTGCTGAATGTTCGTTCATACCATTCATCCAACGTTCCATTGAATCACGAACAGCGAAATCAGTATCATTGATAACTGTCACTGTCCATGGTTCGAACGTACGATCTCCAGCAATTTTTAATTGCCTACCGCGAAACGGTACTGTGATCAACCCGATCGTTGATCCAGGCAATTGTGCTGCTTCGCAAAGGAAAGATGTTAATTCAACATCTCCACCTGCGTATACTGGAAAGTTTATGGTCGCTTTGAATAGATTGGGACGCGCACCTCCACCTTTCAGTTTGGATTTAAAGTCATCGACTCCTAAAATTGCCATTTATTTTCTCCTTAGTGCGCTTAGACTAAACCAACTACTTCTTCAAAGTTTACGCCAGTTCTAACCGCTACAAAGTTCAATGTAATGTAGTTAATAGAACGTGCGGGTTTGATGAAGACACTAGCAATAAACTCGTTACGATCAATGACCGCTGCCGTGTTGTTAGTTTCGTCACAAACTACTCTGAAATCTGTGATACCGCGACGACCCTTGATTTCTCTCAAGAATGGTTCAACGATATTAACAAATTCCGCTCTTGTAAATTCGTCGTTAAATTCAAACATAACGTTTCTAGCAGCAGCAGAGATTGCTCTCTCAACTGCCAAGAACAAGCGACGAACGTTAATCCTATCGAACGCTGATGGGCGAGACTCTTTAGTTTTGTCACCAAAGAGAGTAACACCCTGGCCAGGAAGATTAACGATTGGGTTAACACCTGCCTTGTAAAGCGTATCTCGTTGAGATTGACTAGCTGAATAGGCGAGAGAAGTAACACCGAAATATTGACCCCTACGATTACCCGCTGGCGAGAACCATGGAGCAGCAACTGCATCTGTACCTGCCATCAAACCAGCGGTTGATGAAGCAGCAGGAATAAACACATACTTGTCGTTATATTTATCATAAACTTTCAAGTAGTTGTTATCCATAATCAGATAAGATGATGCCGTAAATAGGTTCGCACAAGTTGTCGTATTAGTAACAATCGTGGCAGCAGAAGTTACCCCAACAACGCCAGCGCGGTTTGGAGAAGTAACAACAACGCAATCTTTTCTTAAACTAGCAGCAGTTGCAACTAGATCATTTACTACAGTTGCTTGATCTGATGAAGAAGACATTCCAGGAGCGATTAAGAAATCAACCTGAATGTCTTCGTTGCTTTCGAATTTATCGAAACCAGACAAATATTCAGATGTTCCAAACACGCCAGAATTTACGCCGGCAGTTAAACTGAAATCTTTTGATACTGGATCTGCTAAAACGAAATTAGTGCTTGCTGCTGTTGATGCTTCGCTAAATTGCTGATCAGAAACATCGTTCGCTTTGTTCATGCTGACTGCCCAAATATAACTAGAACGCGCATTAATTACGTCTTTCCAGTTGTTTTTAGTGCCATCAGATGTTTTAGCGTCAGTTGCGAGAGAGACATAAGGATATCTTTCAAGAACTGTACCAGCAGTTCCAGTGAGATCACCGTCTTCATCAACAACTACAACATGGACTTCGTCGTTTGATCCACCAGCTGCTGATGCATATGAACTCGTTCCTGGAGCGCCATCGAATTCAGTTCGATACGTCCATGATGAGAATGCAGCATCACCGTCTTCTACTGGGCAAACAGAAACTTTAATACTGTTTCCTGCTGTGCCGTGATAGCGAGCAACAAAAGTATGACCATCAGAATCCAAACTGGATGCTTGATTATCAAAATCTGTTGCGTCTTTGACAAATGGATCTGTTACAGAAATTCCTGTTGCAAAATATGCGTTTTTAGCAACACCAGTTGCTTCGCGAACAACATAAAGGCTGTTCGAATATTTTAAGAACGCTGCTGCTGACAAAAAGTCAACATTGTTACTTGTCGTTGGTGAACCGAACGTAGACACCAAAGTCCCTTCATTGTCAACTAGAACTGGTGTTTCCGCTGGTCCCCAACTAAAATCTCCAACAAAGGCACCAGTAGAAGTCGTGACATTCGGGACAACACCCGTTAAGTCTATTTCCTTTATAGTGATACCAGGAGACGCGGATTGGGTAAAAAGTGCCATAATTCGTGTCCTTCTTTTCTATTAGCTAATGATAAGAATAACATTACAAGGTAATTGCTCAATGCATTTATTTATTAAAAAGGGACTTTTGACTACCATTCTTCGGGATGAGGAATCAACCACTCTTGATTTTTCCATCGTTCTTGATCTTCTAAAACCTCAATTGCATCTAATCCATCGTCAATAAAACCAAATGGAACAATGTCTTCTTCTATCTGTCGCATTTTTTGTTGGAACATCATTTCTTTTAAATTGATGTTTGTCATGTCGCTGAAAAACTGCGTTGTTGCAAAATAACCAAACATGACCAGATTCATCATTAAGTCATCATGGTTTCCTTCACTTGCTTCATATGACTGCCCTTTAGCGACAAAAGTTGATATTTCTAA